CTTGGTAAAGAGCCTTGGTTCTCCAAGCCCCCAGCAGGGGAGGGAGGGTCAACGGGTTAGGTATGCTTAACTCATCATCCTGTCTGGTAGGTGAAAGCCCTATCTAACTGGTAGATGAATAATGTTGTATAGTAGTGCAACATTGTGAAGGAGAGTACAGATGATGGAGGCAGTGGTAACGTTTTTTTTGCTGGGTGCGCTGTGCGTAGCGGTGGCTGGGATGGTGTTGTACGCACTCGCAGAGGTTTGGTTTTGGATGGATGAACAAGATTGGAGGGATAGATGAACAACATATCAGATTGGCTTAACCGAGCCGACTACACGGCAGAGGAACGCCGCAACATATGCGCTCAACTCCTGTCGGAAGCGCAGTATTGGGATGTGCATCAATACCTGAAGATGATGCACGACAGCACCAAGCGCCCTTGGGTTGGGCTGACGGAAGAGGACTTGGATTACCTGTGTCATTTGGCATACACAGGTGACGAAGAATTTGCGTTAGCAGTGCAAGCAAAGCTGAAGGAGAAGAACACATGAACGAAGAAGACGAAGCATTTGAGCAGTTGGCCTTAAAGCAGGGCCAATGGGAGCACACATCAGGATGGAGAAAGAAACAAATCATGGACAAAATAGAACAAGCATTTCCTAACCCACACAGGACTGATATGACGGGCATGACCCTGCGGGATTACTTTGCGGCCAAGGCTATGTTAAGAACAAGCGTGGGTTCATCCTACGAACAGCTTGCAAAGAACGCCTACGAAATTGCAGACGCAATGCTGAAAGCGAGGGAAGCATGAAAGCACCACCAGGAAAAGGCGCTTGCCTGATGATGGCAAAGATAACCTATCCCCGCAATCAGGAACTCAGTTGGAAATGGTTGCTGGCATGGGGCTTCTATGAAATGTATGTTGATGGATGGTATGAAGGCAAAGCATGAACAAACCGATTACATCCAATAAGTTTGCAACAGACACTTGGAAAATGGTGCAAATGCTGATTGAAGAAGCAGTGCTGGCAGAGCGTGAGGAGTGCGCCAAGATATTGGATGCCAATGCTATGGCTTGTGAAAGTCTCATCATGCGGAGTCTGTTGCAGTCAAACGCCCAAGCAATTCGGGTGAGGGGACAAGCATGATTAAGGACGTACTGAAGTATCTTCAACCCAACGCAGTTATTCCCATTGATATGGAGACCACAATTATGCTGGTCAACGCACTCAAAGAAGCCTTGGCACAGCCAGAGCAAGAGCCTGTGCAATACAAATGCACGGTGATCGATGACCAACATCCAAACGGGATACCTTTGGAACAGTGGGTGAAACCACCACAGCCAGAGCAAGAGCCAAGGATTGGTTGTGTGAATCACGATTGTGACCAATGCAAAGCACAGCGCACAGAGCCAGCACAGCAAAAAAAGGTTTGGACGTTTTGGGACTTATCGGGCGGGGATATTGCTGATGCCATCAAAGCCAAACTCAAGGAGAAGAACACATGAGACCAGAAAAAATATTTCACGCAGTGATGCGAAGCAGAGGCTACATCGACACTGACTTCAAGATGGAGAAGGGTAGGTATGTAAACGCCGCCATGCAGACCCGATGGAACTATTTCCTTTTGGGCTGGGAAATGCGGGGCGCTGCATGATTGAGCTTGTCCGCACATGGCAGGTCAGGGAATCTGGTAACACTACCAAGGTATCCAGCGGTCAGGCATGGCGGTGTACCAGATGCAGTCAACATTTTCAATTCAAAACCCAGGCGGATGCACACAAGTGTGAGGGGGCAAAAGAAAATGATGAATAAATTTTCTAAATACTTTGTAGATTTTGTGAGGCCCAGAACCCTGCATGAAATCATTGCTAAGGAACTGCGGGAGGCGCAACTGCGAAAGCTGGAGGCCGAAAGCGGAGTTGAATACGCCAAATCTGTGGTGTCTTACAACGAACAGCGGATTGTGCGCTTATCAAAAAGATTGAATGAACATTCAGAGGAGACACAAGAACCATGATCGCTGAACAGATACGCAATTTCTTTGGCAGAATCCACCTCCCCCCGGCTGGCATCCAGCCCAAAGGTAGGCTGTGGCAATGCAGCCAATGCCACTTGTTGTTTTTAAATAAGGCAGAAGGAGACAGACACAAATGCCAAGACCAAAGAGTGATCTGACGCAATCAGGTCGAGCAGTCGGTGTGCGATTGCGTGAATGGGAGTATCAAGAATGGCTGAATCTAGGAGGAACAAAATGGTTCCGCAAGCTATTGATGGACAGTTACAAAAGGAGGGTACATGAGCAATATAAACAGAACAAGAGCGGCGTTTGAGGGCTGGGCCGCAGCAAGGGGCAGGTCAGGACAATTGAATTGGACTGGCAGCAAGTATGAACATCCAAGAATTCAATCTCAATGGATTGCTTTTTTGATGGGCTGGACAATGTGCAACAACCAAAGGTAAAAAATGTTTAACATAGAACTAATTAGCATCGACAAGGGAACACAGTCACGGGTAGCCATCAGCCAGGAAACTGTTGATGATTACTCAAGGCAGATGGAAGATGGGGCCAAATTTCCCCCGGTCATAGTCTTCCATGATGGAGTGGAATACTACCTAGCGGATGGTTTCCACCGCTACTTTGCCAATCGCAAGCTTAAGAATGACAGCATTGACGTAGACATTGTTAAGGGTACGCTGCGGGAAGCTATTTTCTATAGCTTGAAGGCCAACAAGGCGCACGGCTTACGTCCAAGCAACGCCGATAAGCGCAAATCCGTAATCATCATGCTCAAAGATCACGAGTGGGTAAAGTGGGCTGATCGTCAAATCGCTACGCATTGCGGTGTTTCCCATGTGTTTGTAGCCAAAGTGCGCAAAGAAGTGTCGGGCGGTAAGGCCCAGACAACCCGCAAGTACAAGGGTAAGGGTGGTAACGTTTCCACCTTCACCAACCGCCAACCCCAGGAGCCGGAGCCGGATGCCCCTGTCTATGACCAAAAGCAGGAGATGATGGAGGCTTTGGTGGCTGAGAACGAGAAGCTATCAGAGCAGCTAGCCATAGCCACCATCGATGGTACGGCTGAAGAAAAGGACTTGGCAACCACCATGATCGGTGAGTTGAAGGAAGAAATCCGTCTGCTCCAGATCGAATTGGTATCAGTCAAGAAGAGTCGGGATATGTTTCAGTCTGAGAATGCCCAGCTAAAGAAGCAGGTGGCAATGATGCAAAAGAAGTTGAAGGCAGTGGAAAATGCTTGAGCTACGAGGCTACCAGACCGATACGCTGGAGGCTTTGCGCCAGGGGTTTGCAGCAGGTGCCAATGCTCAGATACTCTACGCCCCCACGGGGGCGGGCAAAACAGAAATGGCTATAGCTTTGCTAGAAGCCACCCGAGCGAAGGGCAACAGGGCAGCAATGCTACTGGACAGGATCATTCTGTGCGATCAAACCAGTCAGCGGCTGGAGAAGTACCACATTGACCACGGCGTGATGCAGTCAGGTCATTGGAGATACAGGCCGCATGAAAAGATCCAGGTCTGTTCGGCGCAAACCCTTGAAAGAAAGGGTGAATTTCCAGGTCTAAACCTTTTGATCGTTGACGAGGCGCATCAAACCCGGCAGCAGACAATGGAGTTCATCAAGAACAACCCTGAAATCCGTGTGATCGGGCTGACCGCTACGCCATTCACCAAAGGTTTGGGCAAGACATACACCAATGTTGTCTCAACAGTCACGACCAAGCAGTTAGTTGAGCAGAATGTGCTTGTGCCTTTGAAGGTGTTCATCTCCAAAGAGATCGACATGACCGATGCCAAGAAGGTAGCGGGCGAGTGGAGTCAGAAGGAAGCCACCACCAGGGGCATGAAGATCACTGGCGACATTGTTGCTGAGTGGATTAAGAAGACCCATGAGATATTTAAAAAGCCGGTAAAGACCATCGTGTTCTGCTCGGGCGTGAATCATGGCGCTGACCTAGCGAGGAAGTTTGCAGAGCAGGGGTATAACTTCATAGCTGTAAGCTACAGGGACGATGACACATTCAAGCGGGATGTGATTGAGGACTTCTCCAAGCCTGACACAGAGATTCATGGGCTGATCGCCACGGACATACTGACCAAAGGCTTTGATGTGCCGGATGTTCTGATCGGTATATCAGCTAGGCCGTTCAGTAAATCCCTGTCCTCCCACATCCAGCAGATGGGTCGCATCATGCGCGGCTGCGAGGGGAAAGAGTTTGCCGTTTGGCTGGATCACAGCGGCAATTACCTGCGGTTCCGGCAGGATTGGGAAGATGTTTTTGAGCATGGCGTAGACAAGTTGGATGATGGCAAGGAGAAAACCAAGCCAGAACCCACCGACAAAGAGAAGGAAGCGGCAAAGTGTCCGGCTTGTGGATCGTTGTGGCCCTCCAGTTCGGATGCTTGCAGTAACTGCGGTCATGTTCGGGAACGAAAGAACAAGGTAGTCGAGTTGCCTGGGGAGTTGGAGGAGTTAACCGGAACCATGTCCAAGGCAGATAAGCAGGAGTGGTGGTCAATGCTGCAATGGTATGTTCAGACCCAGGGCTGGTCGCATGGTCGGGCGGCTCATGTCTACAAAGAGAAGTTTGGGGTGTGGCCCAGGGCTTTGTACGACAAGCCTGTCTATCCAAGCCAGGAGATTGTCAAGTTCATCGACAAAGGTATCAGGGCGTACATCCGGCAGATGAAGAAGGGAAGATGATGGAGTTGGTAGATTATTGTCGGGCGCATGGGATCGTCATTGATTTCCCACCACCCATCGGATACTGGAAACGTTACCACACAGTCGATCATCCAAAGAAGCGCAATGGTGCTGTGAAATTCATGGGCGACCATGCTTTTGTGCAGAACCATGCTACCGACACAGAGGTTTCCATATGGAAGCCTGACTCAATCAGTGAAGGTGCCCGCAGGGATTACGCCCAGCTTGTGCAAAAAGCAGAGCAGGACAAGATTCGGATGCAGGAAAAGGCAGCGATCAAGGCAAAGGATCTGCTGCAAGGTTCGTTGTTGGGTAGGCATCCATACTTCAAAGCCAAGGGTTTTCCCGATGAAGAGGGGTGGGTCAATGACAAAAGGCTAATCATTCCGATGCGAGTGGATGGGGTGCTGGTCGGATGCCAAGTGATCGATGCGGATGGCGAAAAGAAGTTTCTGTCAGGGCAGAAGAGTTCGGGCGCATCGTTTGACTTCGACAACAAGGGCAAGCATTTTCTGTGTGAGGGGTACGCTACAGGGTTGTCGTTGCGTCATGCGCTGCGGTGCTTGAAGCGCAATTATGTGATCCATGTGTGCTTTTCGGCTGGAAATATGCTCAAGCTGGCGCAGAAATTCGGAGGGTATGTCATTGCCGACAACGATGAGAGCGGGACGGGGGAGAGGGTAGCAAAGCAAACAGGGCTACCTTATTGGATGAGTGATGTGGTGGGAGAGGATGCGAATGATGCACATCAAAGGCTTGGGCTATTTAAATTTACCCAAAGCCTGACCCGATCATTGCCTATACGATGACATGGTGCAAGGCTCGACATACAGGGTTTCAGAGAATTTCTCCAGTATGGTCAAGCCTTGCAGTATCTCCATGCCCAGGTGAAAAGAATGTACGCCTTGCCCTATGTATTCGGTTCGGACGGTAACAATACCTTCCTCATCCTCCATTAGGAACACGGCGAACAAAGTCTTTGCTGGTTTTTGTTTCATTGACACAGTTTACATACCTTCCGCTATCTGGGCAGCGGCTGCTTTGGATGCTTTAATTTGTTCTTCGGTCATGCCTCGGGCGATCATCACGGCAAGCAAAATTGCCAGATCGCTTTTCTCCTCTGTTTCGGCAGTCAATCCAAGGATCAAAGCTTGGGTCAAAGCTTGCGTTCGGCTGGTGATTTCTATCATGCTGTTAACTCCTCCGGTACATCCACTTCATCGCCCAGCTTGCTTGCCACATAGCACCGCATAGCGGCGATGAGGGGTGTGGTTCCAGACTCAGTGTGTTCAATGTAGCCACCCACCGAATCAGCGATGTCGGCAGTCCAAGCGCCGCCTATACGATCTACACTGATACCCTCCCGCTCAATGATCGGACCACCTTGTGACCAATTTCGGGTCGGGTTCCACTCATCTCCATCCAGCAGGTAGAAGACCCCACTAAAGTGTTTGATGGTTATGTTCTCTGCCCATGCCACCGCCCAATCAAGGGCGGCACCTGTTAATTCATTTGTTTTGATCTTCATGGTGTACCTTAAAACAAGCAGACAGTGCAGCTAGAGAAGTTTGCACGATAGGTTATGGTGGCATCGTCCTCACGGATTTTCTTGCCCGCAGCCTTGGTCATGTTTACATTCTGTTCTTTGATCGGGCGCAGCTTTGAATCGGTATAGTCAAAGTCCAACACCTTGCGGGTTTTCTTATCGATGGTAACGATTCCATTGCCGCATCCCTTGTACTTTGCCTCCAGCAAAGGCTTGGGGATTGAGAATGTATCTTTCAGTGCTGCTCTGTTCTGGATGCTTTGGGCAATGGCTTTGTCCACATATTTTTGAAGCACATCGTCCGGTTGCTCTGCTGATAGACCATCATCGTACAGATACATTGCCAGAAGGCGGGGGAAATTGGTAACTTCCAATCCCTCCAGAACAAACCCACCCATCATCGACATGATGCGCTCGGCATCATTCATCAAAACGATGCTCATTACATCGATTGCATTCCATTTTTTGCGAAAATCTTCCATTTTAAAAACTCCTAAAGGTTTGAAGTGCCTCGTCAAAAGGCAAAAGGTTAAGGATCACATCAGCTTTTAGCTGCTGCTTAAGGTCTGATTTAGCTAGGGCGGTTTTCAATTCGGCTGCACTCTTAGCATTCGTTGCATAAAGCTTGCCGTCACTTGTGTAGAGAATCTTGCTGGCAAGAAATCTTTTTAGGTCTTTCTTCATCAAATGATCGTTCATCAGTTCACCAAAAATAATTTCATGGTTCTGGTGAATTTCCCCTGGTTTACCTGTCGCTGGGTCGATCCATTCGCAGGTAAATGTGGGCAGCGTTTTGGCGTACTCGTCTATTCTTTCTGCCACCTCCCAGGGGTGTACATTGTCAGAACCACCTCGTCCATCGTTGTCCACAGTCCCGACACGAACCCCATCGATGTAGATGGATGCCTCGTAGCAGATCGTTTCTTGCGATGCGAAAGCTGAATACTTGACGCCTCTCAATTCAATTTTCATGCTTCCATCTCATTCTCGGCATCGGTGCCGTGTTCCATCAATTCAATGTTCCTGCGCTCGGTGTATTCCTCACGCAATTCGGCATCGGTTTGGTTGTCATAGCCAACAAATCCACAACGCAGAATTTCGCAAATCCAACCTTTCATGTAATTTCTATCCAAGTCTTCCAAATCATCGTCCAGCAAAATGCTGATGATTTCATCGCTGGTTAATTCGTCTGCTGGCAAAGAAAAAATTGTGTCAAATGATTCGATTTTCATGGCTTGCTTTCTGGGTAAAGTTCATGGGCTACTGTTCGGATGGTTGCATCGGTAACACCATTTTTGTAGTCGTGCGATGCCTTGAGGTAGACAAGCACCGACAGTGCTTGCTCGTCTGTCAAGTCCTGGCGTACATATTGAATGTCAAAGATGCCCCACTTGAGATCAATTAGTTCGCTCATTCGTCACACTCCTCTATTCCCATTTCGTCAGAAATGTCGTGCGGCACACCATCTTTTGATATGTCATAGCAGTCATCTTGACCATCGATCCATCGACCACAAAAATCCATTCCAGGCTCGTAGTAATAAGCTGTGATCGTGTAGCCCAAGGCTTTCAGCTTGGCGTATGCGGCGCAGGGCGGCGACCATGCGCTATCAAAGCCAACAGAAAAAGATTTGTTTGTGACTATGGCATCATCACCATAGGATGGATCACGACCCACATCCCACTTCGTACCCCATTCAGCGACCCGATAGTCGTACCAATGGGCATAACCATACTTTTCTAAGTTGGCTGCGACCTTGGCTTTGTTCTCATCATCTCCTGCGTTGCTTGCTTCTGTTTCAATCAGTTCGGAGGGACAGGGGATCATGGTCTGTAAAAACTTGCCAGAGTTCCAAGCTTTTGCTGCTTTTTTAATCTTGGCAGCATTGGGGTGGCTGATCGTCATTGTGTTGTTGCACCAGTTCGGCATGATATTTTTCCTTTAAATGATAATTTCGGATGAACCACTAACCTCACGCACATAGGTCACACCTTCGCTGTGTTCGGTGTAGTCTGTGAGGTTTTCGTTTACGGCTATTTCGTAAGCTGCATGAATGTCTGCGGCTTCGACTTCATACTCTCGGATGAATGTCTCGTGTATCAGGAATGAGGGCATGATGTGTTCCTTCAATATTCGGATGGCAGCATATGAGTCCAAGCGATGCCGTTGTAAACGGCAAAGGTCTTGAATTCATCCATTGGGAAATCTGTGAATGGGATGTACTGGGTCATCCAGATCGTGCCGTTGCCATCGTCTAGCGTCAGTTCGGCATCGTCTGCACCACTCACTTTTTTCAGTTTGGCGCACACAAATTCGGTGTTTTCATTTAGTCCCTGAGTGGTCAGATGTGAATCGATGGCATCGAATAACCAAAAAGCCCCAGCGGTTTCGGCTACATATTGGGTGCCATCGGTCAAAACTGATCGGGTCAGGGGCGACCATCTATAAAATTTGTCCGAACCTGTGAAGTGGGAGAGGTCGAGTTCTGTTTTTTGCATGATGTGTTCCTTAGTTGTGGTGGGCAAGGGCTGCGGGTCGGATGCTGTCAAGCATGGCAAGGGCTGAGGTGTGCTGCCGTTCGACTGCGGGCTTGGTGCATCGTGCGGATTCGGAAATAAGCTGCTGGCTGAAATCTTTGAATGGTTCGTACACAAAGAAAATGCCATCTCGTTTGCCGACCTTGGCAGTGGTGGTAATGTTTCCATCATGCCGTTTCATGGTGGTCAGGCAGATGTGCAAGTTATCGGCTAGCGGGGTCATGGTTTCTGCCATCCAGGTGCCGTAATGTGATTTTTTAATCGTGGTGTTCATGGTGTTCCTCTGTTTAGGCGAAATTGCCTCCCAAACCCTGCACGCAGGGCTTGAAAAGTCTTTCACAAATCCAGGGCGTAATCCTCTAAGCTTGTCACTAGCCCATCGAAATCTTCGGATGATCCGAGTAGGCTGGCGAGGGTGTACACAATGGTTCTGTCGTATTCTTCGCATAGGCTTTCGAGGTATTCCCTGCGGTTTGCAAAGCCATTAATTTGGTATTCGTTCATGGTGTTCCTTTCAATTGTTCGGATGGTATCAGGTAGGTTATGGGCTAACCTGTCAGGCAGTATCGGGGTTGTGTTGCTGCCTGTCTAATGAATTTTTTCTATTGGTTTTGGGTTTCTGATAGTCGGGCTTCGGTTCGTCCCTGCTCAATCAGGCGGCGGGCTTCGATCTTAAAATCGATGTGTTCTGATTCGATCATGTGGCGCAGGGTCTGGGCTGGGGTCTTTCCTTTTTCAAAGGAAAACCCAGCGTTAATGTATTCTGCTGGGGTGTAGTTCATGGGGTGCCTTTGATCTGGTTAATGAGTTTTCTGGCGTGGGCGTGGGTCGGGTGGTTGTGGTGGGCGATATGAAGGGTCAGCAAATCATGGGCGACTGCTAATAACTCAGCGGCTTGTTTTTCTAGTCGTTCCGCATCGCTTTCGAATTGGTGCATTGAGTGGACAGAATGCCGGAGAAAATTTTTAGATTCTTCTCTGTTTATTTTTGCCAGTGCCAAAAGGCTAGCGGCTTGGGCTTGGGGTGTCATGGGTCTACCTTTCAAAATAGAGGGCGGGTGGTGTCGGCTGCTGGGGCTGCGGGCGAGTGTTGCAGGGTGTAGGCTGCGGCTTCCTCGGGCTGGTGGTGATCGGCATCGGCTCGGGGCTCAAAATCCCCTGTTGTGCCGTTCCAATAGTGCGTTTTGTGCGGTTCCACTTTGAAGTGATGCGCTACCTGCAAAACCTCGGCGGCGGTTCGTTTGTAGTCGCAAAGGGGGGATTCTCTGAAAATCAGGCACCAGCCATGGGGTGAGTGGGACAGATAGCATTGGGGGGTGTCGGTGGGTTTCATTGGCTTTGCTTCCATTCATTGCAGGGTCTGCGGCTCATGTAATAGGTCGCAGAGGGGTCGGCTATGCGGTATTCGATTAGCATGGCTCGGGCTTCCTTGATTGTGTCGAATTGATCGACTGTTTCAAGCTGGCGGCTGCTGTCTCGGCGTTGGATATAAATCATGCGGGCACCTGTTCAAGCGTGGCGGCGGCTTCCGTCATGGCTGCTGCCTGGGCTGCAAGGCGGGCGGCTCGGGTCTTTAATTCGGCTCGGTAATGTTTCCAGGTGTCGGTGTCGTAGTGCTTTGAATAGTATTTTTCAGCGGCTGCGCTGGTGCTGGTGCATTCGTCAAAGCTGGGGCGAAATACGGCGCACCCGAATAAATCAAAAATGACAACCCGAAAACCTCGGCGGCTTTTGTCGTGTTCGGTTGCTACACTTTCGACAATCTTAAAAAATAGTCCGTCATCGGTGGGGCGGGCTGAAATAATCCTAGAACCGAAAAAGCGGAGGGTGTCATCGTTCACATAATGGGTGCGTCCGTTTAGGTTCTGCTGTGCGTTGCGTTTTGGGTCGCTGGATTTGTGTCCAAATAATTCGACATTGGCGGCGGTGCTGATAGTCTTGGGGCTCATGGTTATCCTTTGATGATGTTGGCGGCTTTGAATGCTGCCGTCCAGTATTTGGCGGCTCGGGGTGCATTGCGGTGGGAATAGTGCAAGCTGTAGATGGTTTCTTCCCCTGTTTGGTAGTCGGGCTCACTTTCCCCTGATAACCACTCATCGGGGCTGCCAGAGGCGGGCGAACAACTAGCGGCGGTGAAACCTTCCATTCGTATCAGGCGCAACAGTTCGCGGAAAGTGTAGGGTTCATCTTCGAAAATAAAACCCTGCTCTTCTGCCTCTCCGTTTTCTATGCTTTCGGGCGTGTAGGTTTCGAATGTTTTGGATATGAGAATCATTCTGTTGTCCCTTCAAAGCGTGGCAAGCGGCGGACAAAGCTATCACTATTGGTGAATTTTTCGGTAATGTTTACAGTCCATCCCTGCCCCTTGGCTGCGTCCAGGTATAACCCTGCATCGCAGTCTTCTTCTAAAAATGCACGGCTGCCGGAGTGGTAGCTATAGCGGCTCGGGGTAATGTGCAAAGCGTCCAGGTCGGCGAAATCAACCTCTAACCAGCCGTGGCTGGGGTCGGCGTGAAATATTAATTTTTTGGTGCTCATGGTGTTCCTTTGAGTTGTTTAAGCTTGCGGAGTTGTTGACCGATCCCTAAACCTGCAAGCGGGCGGCTAAGGGTGGGGAATAGGTGGGCGATGGGGTCGGCGTAATGCTTACCCGCTAGGATGGTTGCGGGCTCAGCGTCCAGGCGTGCGGCTTTGATCTGTTCGCAAACCATTTGCCCCCAGGTTTTACGCTGGGCGGGTTTCATGCTGGCGAGATATTCATCATAGGGGTCGGTGATTGTGTTGGGGTGAATAAGTCCGTGCTTTGCGGAGAGAATCCAAAAGGCGCAGCCTTGCAGCCTTGCTATTTCTCGGGCGGCTTTGAATGCTTGCCCCTGGTACAAATCAGCGGCTGGGGCAGCGTGGGGCAGTTTGGTCATGCTGCAAGCTATAAAGTAATTCATGCGAACAAATCCGTTTGGGTGGTTTCTTCTGTGGGCGGTGCTTGGTTGCGCTCGTGGGCGATTAGCAGCAAGCGGCGTTTTAACTGTGCGGGTGTTAATTCACGGCTCGGGTGCTGTTCCGATTCGGCTAGTTCTTTATATGCTTGTTTTAGTAGTGCGGCTGTGTTCGTCATGGTTTGCCCTTTAAATTAATTCGGCGTGGGCGTGGATGCCTTGGCTGCGGAGGTGGTAAACCATCGCAATAGCTTCAGCGTATGGCATGGGCTCGGATGGTTTGCGATAGCTTGCAATTACTCTATACATCATGGCGTTGTCCTTTCGTTTGTTGCTGCCTGTTATATTCACTCACTACCTCACAGGTAGAACGCTGATTGTCAATGGGGTGTTGACAATGCGTCCAATGATATGTTTTTATCGGTTTAGCGGGGGTGATTGATTTTCCCTATCTGTTCCCATATACTGCGGGCATCTAAACAAAGCGAAGCGGAGCAGCCGTGCATAAGTTATCCAGGAAAGCTATCAATGAAGGATTAGACCAAGTACCAATGGCTGAGATACTTGGTGTAAGCGTTTCCAAGGGATTAACACACAAGCAAAAGACATTCGCTAAAGAGCTTGCCAGGGGAACCACGAAGGCGGAAGCATATCGCAGGACATATAGCAGCACAGCTAAACCCAAGACTGCCGGAGACGCAGGTTATAGGCTCTCAACCGATCCCCGAATATCTCAGGAAGTAGATGCCTATAAGTTAGCGTTAGAGGCTGCGAAACATAGAACACCAGAAGCTTTGCGACAGTTAGTTATCAAAACCTTGGTTGATGTAGCTATATCCCCTGACACAAAAGACAGCGTTAAGGTTCAAGCGGTTAAGGTGCTCGGCACTGTGGTCGAGGTCGGTGCCTTCCTGGAGAGGCGTGAGGTTATCAATACCAATAGCAGCACTCAGGCAAAGGCTCAGCTACTAGAACAACTCAGGGCAATAATGAAGGGCAACGCAGTGGATGCAATAGAGGTAGACGCTGACAGCTTGCTAGCAGAACTGACCCCTGAACCGCTGGAAACGCTGCCAGCCGACACCCACCCAGAGCCCACCACCCGAACTGACGAAGCGGAGTCCCAAGTCCTCAAACATACTATTCCACTCAAACGAACTCAAAAATTTGCCAGTGATAAACAAACCCCCATACAGGAAGACCCCCCCCATGAAAAGTTTGAATAAGGGGGTGGGGGGTACCAAAAAAATTTTTAACAAGCGGATGATTCCACGGCCTAGTGATATGACGTATGAGGAGTGTATGGAGATAGAGATGAGTCCTATGCAGAACGAAGTTTTTTTAGTGATTGATGAGTGGTGGAAGAAGTACCACTATGCACCCACGTTGAGGGATATTGCGTATATACGTGGAAAGATGGGTCTGGCAAATACGAAAAGGTTAGTAGACAGGTTAGTAGACCTTGGTGTTGTGAAGAAGATAGAGAAGAGAGGTAGGACGGTCAGGCCTGTGTATATTAGGTTCAGGGACTTGGAATGATGCGTTGTAAGAATACTGTAAGGTGGAAACGTTACCACCTTACGCAAAACTTACGTAAGGATGTTGTAAGGTGGTAACGTTTCCACCGAAACTTACAAGGAAGATATGAAGCTTGAGCAGTTGATTGATAAATTGGAGCCGCATGAGTATGAGAAGTTCATGGCTCAGGTGATGGAGTATCGCGGTGCTGTGGAAAGAGAAAAGGCTCAAGATGGGTTTATGAATTATGTGAAGATGATGTGGCCTGGATTTGTGAGTGGGAGACATCATGCTTTGATGGCTAAGAAATTTGAAGACATTGCCAGCGGGAAAATTAAGCGGGCTATTATTAATATGCCGCCTCGGCACACTAAGTCGGAGTTTGCTTCTTATCTACTACCGTCTTGGTTCCTGGGGAAGTTCCCTAATAAGAAGGTCATTCAGTGTTCTAACACGGCGGATCTAGCTGTTGGCTTTGGCCGTAAGGTTAGAAACCTTGTCGGCTCAGAACAGTATGCAAAAGTGTTTCCGAACGTAGCATTGAGACAAGACAGTAAAGCAGCAGGTAGGTGGGCCACCAATGGAGGAGGTGAGTATTTCGCTATTGGCGTTGGGGGAACGGTAACGGGTAAGGGCGCGGATCTATTGATTATTGATGATCCGCACTCGGAACAAGAGGCTGCTTTAGCGGCTGGGGATCCGTCTGTTTACGATAAGGTATATGAGTGGTACACCTCTGGCCCTCGGCAACGTTTACAACCTGGGGGGTCTATTGTAATAGTGATGACCCGCTGGGGGGATAGAGATCTAACTGGTAGAGTCATTAAGGATGCAGCAGGTAGAGATAAGGGTGAGGAGTGGGAGATCATTGAGTTGCCTGCTATCATGCCGTCAGGAAAACCTCTGTGGCCTGAGTTCTGGAGTTTTGAAGAGCTGTCTGCTCTAAGGGAGGAACTTCCGGCTGCTAAGTGGAACGCCCAGTATCAGCAGAACCCAACGGGCGAAGAGGGTGCAATTGTTAAACGGGAATGGTGGAAGAGATGGACAAAAGAGGATCCACCTGTTTGTCAATTTATTATTCAGAGTTGGGACACGGCGTTTACGAAGAATGAGCGAAGTGACTATTCGGCGTGTACGACTTGGGGTGTGTTTTATTTGAATGAGAATTCTGACGATGCGAACATTATTTTGCTGGATGCGTTTAAGAAGCGAATGGAGTTTCCTGAGTTGAAGGAAAAGGCCCATCAGAATTACACGTACTGGGAGCCAGATGCGTTTGTAATTGAAGCGAAAGCAGCGGGTAGCCCGTTGATATTTGAGTTGAGACAGATGGGGATTGTGGTCAGTGAATACACGCCCAGTAGAGGTAACGACAAGTTTGTGCGGATCAATTCAGTTGCTGATTTATTTAGTTCGGGTAAAGTGTGGGCACCTGAGACAAGATGGGCTGACGAATTGATTGAAGAGATGGCGGCGTTTCCAAATGCGCCCAATGATGACTTGGTGGATTCTTCTACTCAAGCATTGATCAGGTTCCGCCAAGGTGGGTTTTTAAGGCTGGCTTCCGATGAACGGGAAGAGCTTAGAAGCTTTCGCAGAAAACACGCTTACTATTGAGGTTTAAATGGACATTGCAAAATCACTCTATGCTGCTCCCCAGGGTCTTGAGGCATTAGATATGCCGGACATGGAGATTGAAATTGAAAACCCAGATGCTGTTACCGTAGGTATTGATGGGATTGAAATTTCTTTGGAGCCCGAACGTGAGGAAAAAGAGGGTGAGGAATTTGACTCTAATCTGGCTGAATTCATGGATGAGGGTGAGCTAGAAAAAGTCGGGGCAGATATTGTAGATATGGTCGAGGCGGACATTAACTCCCGAAAAGATTGGGTGGAGATGCTTGTCAAGGGCTTGGAAGTTTTGGGCATGAAGTATGAAGAAAGAACAGAGCCTTGGAATGGGGCTTGTGGTGTTTTCTCTACTATCCTGACCGAAGCGGCTGTAAGGTTCCAGAGTGAAACAATCATTGAAACGTTTCCAGCACAGGGGCCGGTCAAGACAGAAATTATCGGAGCAATCAGTAAGCTAAAAGAAGATGCTGCCGAGCGCGTGCGCACTGATATGAATTATCAGTTGACTGAGGCGATGCCTGAGTACCGCCCTGAACATGAAAGAATGTTGTTTAACTTAGGGCTAAGTGGATCGGCTTTTAAGAAAGTCTACTTTGATCCGGCCCTGGGAAGACAGACCTCTATATATATACCTGCGGAAGATGTGATCATTCCTTACGGGTCTAGTGGAGCTAGAACGGCTGAGCGTGTGACGCACGTTATGCGCAAGACAAAGAACGATATACGCAAATTACAAGCGGCAGGATTCTATAGAGATGTGGATCTAGGGGATCCTGTTGCTATACATACTGACGTAGAGAAAAAGAAAGCCGAGGAGCAAGGCTACTCTTTGACTGACGATGATCGGTATCAGATTTATGAAGTGCAGATCGATTACGAAATGCCTGGGTATGAAGATGAAGATGAAATCGCATTACCTTACATTGTGTCGATAGATGCCGGGACGGGTAAGGTTTTGTCGATCTATCGTAACTACGATGAAGAAGACGTAATGCGTTTGAAGCGTCAGCACATGGTTCAGTATGACTACGTTCCTGGGTTTGGTGCTTATGGATTTGGCTACATACATTTGATTGGCGGATATGCACGGGCTGGTACATCGCTGATTCGTCAGTTGATCGATGCTGGTACGTTGAGCAATCTACCCGGCGGATTGAAGTCGCGTGGTTTACGAGTGAAAGGTGACGATACACCGATCTCTCCTGGCGAGTTCAGGGATGTAGACGTTCCTAGCGGGTCGATTAAAGATAACATCATGGCTCTTCCTTATAAGGAACCGAGTCAAGTATTGGCTGGTTTGTTAGAGCGCATTACTGATGAGGGTCGTAGATTGGGATCTATTGCTGACATGAAGGTCAGTGATATGAGCGCAAATGCTCCTGTGGGTACTACGCTGGCTTTGCTTGAGAGGCAGTTAAAAACGATGTCTGCTGTGCAGGCCCGTGTGCATTTCTCAATGAAGCAGGAATTCAAAATCCTGAAGAGCATTATCCGTGACTATGCTCCGAAAGAGTATGAGTACGATCCTGAGAGCGGGAACCGTAAAGCCAAGCAAGAAGACTATGACATGGTGGAAGTAATTCCAGTGTCAGACCCTAACTCTGCAACGATGGCCCAGCGGATCATGCAGTATCAGGCGATCATTCAGTTGTCGCAGCAGGCTCCACAGATTTATAACTTGCCCCAGTTGCACCGTCAAATGATTGAAGTGCTGGGAGTGAAGAATGCAGACAAGCTAGTTCCCACTAAGGATGATCAGAAGCCACGAGATCCGATCAGTGAAAACATGGCTTTCTTGAGAGGCGAACCCACCAAGGCGTTTATCTATCAAGACCAAGATGCTCACATCATGGCGCATCAATCATTTATGCAAGATCCAATGATTGCAGCGACTATTGGTCAGAACCCAATGGCCCAGCAGATGCAAGCTGCGATCATGGCGCACATAGCAGAACACTTGGCATTCAAATATCGCAAGGATGTTGAAGAACAAGTTGGCGTTCCTCTGCCTAATCCAGATGCTGATTTGCCGGAAGATGTTGAAGTGCAGTTGTCCCGTTTGGTGGCTCAAGGCTCACAGCAGCTTATGCAGGCCAACCAAGCCAAGGGTCAGCAGCAGCAAGCTGAGCAAGCTGCACAAGATCCTTTGATTCAAATTCAACAAGCCGAGTTGGAGATTAAGAAGGCCGATGTGCAACGCAAGACGCAGAAGGATCAGATTGATTCACAGATCTCTATGGAGAAGTTGCAGCTTGAGAAGCAGAGAATTGATGGCGACATTGCCAAAGAGATGAAACGTATCCAATCCCAGGAATTGCAAGCCAAGGCACGCATTGAATCAGACATGGTTATTCGGCAATTGGAGTCAATGAAGGGTAAAGAGTAATGGATGTAAAACTGGCAGATGTTTTGAACAAGAAGATTCAAGAACACATAAATCAACATCTAGGAGTGCTGAGTGATGGCGTAGCTAAAGACTACGCTCATTACAAAGAGCTGTGCGGAGCAATCCGAGGTCTGCAAACCGCACAGATGGAAATCAATGACCTTGTGCGGAAACTAAAGGATGATGATGATGACTGAGTTTGATGTTCAAGCCGTAGATTTGTCGGGCATTTTGAATGCTTCGGCGGATGAAAAGGCGAAACAGGTGCCAGATCCAGCTACATACCACTTGTTATGTGTCCTACCTGACATTGATGATGAGTATGAAAGCGGTTTGGTGAAGGCAAACACGACCATGCACTTTGAAGAGTTACTGTCACCAGTGCTTTTTGTCGTGAAAATGGGGCCAGATGCCTTCAAAGACGATAAAAGGTTCCCTTCTGGGCCTTCCTGCAAGGTGGGAGACTTTGTGTTGGTTAGACCCAACACTGGTACTCGCATCAAAATCCACGGAAAAGAGTTCCGAATCATCAATGATGACTCTGTTGAGGCCGTTGTGCAAGATCCCCGTGGCGTAACACGGGTGTAAGGAGCAAAAATGGAAAAAACTGAGTACAAATTCCCCGATGAGATGGATAAAAAGGCCAAAAAGGGTGATGAAGAGCAGGAAATTAAGATCGAAATTGAAGCCGAGGGTGAAGCCGAGGTAGAAATTGTCGATGACACGCCCAAAAACAGCAAAAAGATGGAGGAACCTCCTAAAGATGCTGATGAAGAGGAGCTTTCGCAGTACGGCGAGAAGGTCAGACGGCGGATACAGCACCTACAAAAGGGCTATCACGAGGAAAAACGCCGTACCGAACAGGCTCTGAAGGAGAGAGAAGAGGCTATTCGGGTGGCTCAAACCATCGTAGAAGAGAACAAAAAGCTCAAAGGATCCCTTAATCAAGGGCAGAATGCTCTGCTGGAGCAGGCCAAAAAGTCTGTTGCTGCGGAGATGGAGGAAGCCCGGCGCAAGTACAAAGAGGCGTATGAAGCTGGAGATTCTCAGGCTTTAGTAGAGGCGCAGGAAGATTTGACATCCACCAAGATAAAACTTGACCGGGTGAACAATTTTAAGCCCGCCTCTTTACAAGAAGAAGAAACTTCGGTAACAATACCGCAAAGTTCGCCTCCCACGGATCCCAAAGCGGAAAAGTGGAGAGAAACGAATCTTTGGTTTGGGTCGGACGATGAGATGACTGGCTTTGCGCTTGTACTCCACAACAAGCTAGTCAAAAATGGAGTGGATCCGACTTCAGATGATTACTACGAGAAGGTAAATTCTCGTATGCGCCAAGTGTTCCCAGATGCCTTCGAATCTGAGGATCCCGCTGAGAAGCCTGAAAAGGAAGAACGGCGAACAAAATCGAATGTGGTTGCGCCAGCAACGAGAAGCTCTGCCCCTAAAAAGGTTGTGCTAACTCAAACCCAAGTAAATATCGCCAAACGTCTGGGCGTTCCTTTGGAACTCTATGCGCGTAAGGTTGCGGAACAAATGAGGACTTAAAAATGACAGATGCAGTACAAACTCGCGCTAAGCGGGAAACCGAAAGCCGTGCAGGAGCAGAGCGTCCCCGTAAATGGGCACCTCCCCAACTTCTACCTGACCCTCATCCAGAGGATGGGTATGCGTTCCGTTGGATCCGCTTAAGCACACTTGGTACTTCAGATGCTCTGAATATTTCCTCGAAACTCCGTGAAGGATGGGAGCCAGTAAAAGCATCAGAACACCCCGAAATTCGTTTGATGGGCGGACAAGCTAACCGCTTCCCAGACAGTATTGAGATCGGTGGATTGTTGCTTTGCAAAACCCCAGTGGAATTTACTATAGACCGTGATGCGTATTTTGCTAATCAGGCAGATGCACAGATGGCCTCGGTGGATAACACCTTCATGCGAGAAAGTGATCCTCGGATGCCTATGTTCAAAGAACGTAGCACCAAGGTCGTTTTTGGTAAAGGTCTTTAACTTTTTTGGAGCTTAAAACATGGCTTATCCCACTGTCTCAGCACCTTATGGCCTAAAGCCCATCAATTCAATTGATGGCAAGCCATACGCTGGTGCTTTCCGACAGATTCCCGTTGCCGCTTCTTTTGGCACTGCTATCTTCTCTGGAGATACGGTTCAAATCGACAGCACCGGCTATCTGATTCTCTCAACTACCACTAACTCTGGCACTATTGTCGGCGTGTGTGTCGGCGGTCAATATGTGAACTCCAGCGGTCAAACCGTTGAAGGTCAGTATTTGCCTGCTTCCATTAGCACCTCGGCTAACCCCGCTTATGCGTATGTTGTTGATGACCAGCAAGCACTTTTCAAAGTGGCTGTTGTGTCTTCTGGCACTACCATGAGCTCCGCAGGTCGTACCGTTGTCGGCACAAACTTGGCTTTGGTTCTCAACGCTGGAAGCACTACCACTGGTAACTCTGCTTTCGCTGTGACCTTGACCGGTGCAGGCACTACCGCCACTATCCCAATCCGTGTGATCGATGTTGTGCCTGAGACTGCTACCGCAGCTGACACTTACACCGAATTGTTGGTGAAAATCAACACTCACCAATATAACAACACCACTGGTGTTTAAGGAGTAAGAAATGGCAATTTCACGCGCACAACTGCTCAAGGAACTGCTCCCCGGCCTAAACGCTTTGTTTGGTTTGGAGTACGCTAAATACGGCGAAGAGCATAAAGAGATCTACGAAACCGAAACCTCGGAACGTAGCTTTGAAGAAGAAACGAAACTGTCTGGTTTCTCTGCTGCACCTGTCAAGAACGAAGGCTCTGCCATCGCTTATGACAATGCTCAGGAAGCGTGGACGGCTCGTTACAACCACGAAACCATCGCTATGGGCTTCTCCATCACGGAAGAAGCAGTGGAAGACAACTTGTATGACTCGTTGTCCAGCCGCTACACCAAAGCTCTGGCCCGTGGTATGGCTTACACCAAGCAGGTCAAGGCCGCTTATGTGTTGAACAATGCGTTCACCACTACAGTGACCTACGGTGACGGCGTTACCTTGTGTAGCACCGCCCACCCCTTGATCTCTGGTGGCGTTAACAGCAATCGCCCCTCCACTGGCGCTGACTTGAATGAGACTTCTCTTGAGAATGCCGTCATTCAAATCGCAGGCTGGACGGATGAGCGTGGTTTGTTGATTGCAGCCAAGCCCAAGAAGTTGGTCGTTCCTCCTTCTTTGATGTTCGTTGCTACTCGTCTGTTGGAAACCGAACTCCGTGTCGGCACCACTGACAACGATGTCAACGCATTGAAGAACAATGGCTCGATTCCAGAAGGTTACTGCGTTAACCACTATCTGACCGACACCAACGCTTGGTTCCTGATGACTGACGTACCTAACGGTCTGAAGCACTTCATCCGTACCCCGCTGCAAAACAGCATGGACGGTGACTTCGACACTGGTAACGTTCGTTACAAGGCCCGTGAGCGTTACAGCTTCGGCGTGTCTGACCCTCTGGGCATCTTCGGATCACCCGGTTCGTCTTGATAAATCCCAGTACGGTAGAGGTGACTGGCCTGCCACTAGGGCTCCTTCGGGAGCCCTTTTTATTTGTTGCACACCATTTAAAAGCATGATATATTGCTTCTAAACCGGGAATCCCGGCGTATCAAACAGTCCCGGCTGACTGTCATGCAAGATTGATACGCTTTAACGCATGGAGAATTGAATATGGGTTTCGCTACTCACCTTGGCCCCTGGCTGTTGGGCACTGTTCGTAACACTACCGGCACCACTGTCGGCACGATTGAAAACTGCGGTGCAACCGTTGTTTCTCAAACCTTCAAAAAGAACTACACCGGTCAGGCCGCATCGGCTACCACCGACACCATTTGTGTTTTGCCTGCTGGCGCACAAATCGTTGACATCCTGATTGATACCACTGTTGCGTTTACCGGCTCAACCGCCGCCAACGTCAGCATTGGTGACGGCACAACCGCCGCCTTGTACTGGGCCGCTACTGACGTAACTTCCGCTGGCCGTGCGGCTATCAGCAACGCAGCCGCCAAATTGGGCGCATGGTGTGGCGTGACTTCAACTGCTTCGCCTAACGGGATTGGTATTGGCGCAACGGACGTTAAAGTGATTGCCACCATGACTCCTACCGTGGCCGCAGTGACCGCAGGTACTGTGCAGTACACCATCATGTACGTTGTTGCCGACTCTAACGGTTCGCAGTTCCCAGCATCCGCTTAATTGATCCAGGGGGCTTCGGCCCCCACTTTTTAGGAGATTGATTATGGGAATGCAAACTGACGTTAAATCAGGACACCTTAACAACTCAGGGTTTGTTGTTTTAGGGCGAAACAGGCTCAAAGCTGTTTCTATGGTTGGCACAGCCACGGCTGGAACACTGGACATCTTTGACACCGCCACAGCACCCGTTTCTGCGACATATGAGAGGGCGGCTACGCTTATCACTGTTACCAAGACCGCTCACGGATTGGTTACTGGGGATGTAGTTGGGCTTGCCTTTGCAACAGCCAGTGGGTCTTCAGGCACGAACGGCAACTACTCGATTACACGCACAGGCGCAAACACGTTTACCGTCACAGACATTAACTCTGGGACTATTGTTGCTGGAACGGCGGCTGTATACGCATCACTGTGGCTTGCCAGCTACGATACTGGTGCGGCTGACTTGTTTGGTAATTTTGCGTTGATTCCCGGCGAAGGAATACTGGTTAAAAACGGTATTTACTTGAGCATGAGCAACCTACTTTCCGCTAATATTTACTATGGCTGATAAAAGCTTCAACTTGGTGGGGCGCAAGCTTATGATTGCGATCCCTTGCTATGACGGCAAGGTCAACATCAAGACCGCTTTTGCCATAGCGCAACTCGTTCCCAAGTTGGACAAGATGGGTGTTGTCATTCATTTGGTACACCTGTCTGGATGCTCAATCATCACCAAAGCACGGAACAAGCTGGTATCCAACTTCATGGATTCAGACTGTACCGATCTGCTGTTTGTGGATGCCGATGTCGTCATCAATGTGGATGCAGTAACACGGCTGTTAGCCTTGGCTACTGACCGGGACGTTGTGGCTGGAACGTATCCCCGCAGGGCAGCAGATGCCAAATTCTTCTTAGACTTTTACCTGGATGAACACAACCAGTTAGAGTTTGATGAGAACGGCCTGATGCGTGTGGAGAGCGTAGCGACAGGCTTTATGCTGATTCGCCGCCATGTGATTGAATCCATGATCGCAGCCCATCCTGAGTGGAAGTACAAGGGTGACGGAGATGGATCAGATGAGTATGCCGTCTTTGACTTTGCCATCATTGATGGCGAATACATTGGCGAGGATTACCTGTTCTGCCGCAGGGCCAGGGAGCATGGATTCAAGATCTATCTGGATCCGATGATCAGCCTGCCACACATTGGCACACAAGAATTCACCCGTAACTTTGAGCAAGATGCTTTGCAGCCGTTGCTCAAAGAACACGCAAAACTGCACTTGAAAGTGGCAAATGGCTAGCCCAGCATGGCAACGCAAAGAAGGCAAGAACCCAAGTGGTGGTTTAAACGCCAAGGGTCGGGCCTCTGCGAAAAAACAGGGTATGAATCTGAAGCCTCCTCAACCAGAGGGCGGCAGCAGGCGAGACTCTTTCTGTGCAAGGATGACTGGGATGAAAAAGAAGCTCACATCCGAGAAGACGGCCAAAGATCCAAACAGTCGGATTAATAAAGCATTGCACGCTTGGAATTGTTAAAACCTATCAAGGAGTAATTATGAAGAAGATGAAACGTTTCGCTGGTCCAGAGGGAAGCATGATCGGTGGCGCAGAAGATGAGCGCCCTGCGCCTACTGGTATGTCTGAAGCAACGCAACTTGCGCCGGAAGTTACTGTAATTAACGAAAAGACGGGCGTAAAAGGCGACAAAGGAAATCGCATCGTGACAAAAGAAGAATTAAAAGCTTCTGGTTTGTCATTGCGTGACTTTTTAAACAAAGAGCGTGGCTTAACTCGCCGTGGTGAATCTGCTCCGGCAAAACCTGCCGCCAAAACTGAAAAAGCTCCTGCAAAACCTGCTCCCAAAGCGGAGGAACCAGTCAAATCTGCACCTAAAACATCGGAAACTAAGCGTGGGTTTGGCCCATACGGCGTATTTGCTGGGCCTAGCGATGAAGAAAAAGCGGCAACATATGCTCGTTATGAAGAGAATCGCAAGAAAATGGGTGCCACGGCTGCGCCAAGTGGTTCAGGCAAAATAGCGGATTCTGATTATGCAAAGTCTGTGCGATCTTCACAGGCTGCTAGTGCTGATAGCGGGCCGCTTGGTAAGCGTATTCGTGAAGCTCTGGGCTCATCCTACAAAACTGGTGGAAGCGTTTCCAAGGCATCTAGTCGTGCCGATGGTATTGCTCAGCGTGGTAAAACTCGCGGAAAGATGTGCTAATCATGGCCGACACAAGTAAACGCAAAACCATGACCGTTGATGAGTATGAGCGCATGACAAATCGCCCATATAAAAGCAAATTTAATTTTGCTGATTATCCAAAGCCTAGCTCTGGGGGTTATACCTACACGGGCGAAGGCGCTTCTGATAAAGCGGGCGCTGGGCGTGGTGGTCAGGGTGGCCCAACTGCTCAAGAGTTCAAAGAAGCCAACATGAGCGCGGCTGAGAAGAACGCCCGGCAAGATATTCTGGAAGAAAAGTACACCAGAAAAACCAAAGAGCAAGACTATGCAAAGGGTGGTAAGGTGTCAGCCTCATCCCGTGCTGACGGCATTGCACAACGGGGCAAGACTCGCGGGAAGATGTGCTGATGGAAATGGCTATCTGGAATGCTATTTTGACGGCCTTTCTGGGGCTACTTGGTTGGAATCTGAAAGAGAAGTCCGATGAGATCAAACGACTTCAGATTTTGATCAACAAAACCCGAGAAGAAATGCCAAAAGAATACGTTACCAAGGTAGACTTGCATACAGACATTGATCGGATAATGGATAGATTAGACAGGTTTGAGAATAAACTTGACCTGTTTATGAAGGAGCAGCGAAGTGCCCTCTCATAGCGCCAAACAGCACAGATTCATGGAGGCGGTGGCCCACAATCCATCGTTCGCCAAGAAAGCAGGAGTCCCACAATCCGTGGGAAAAGAGTTTGCAAAAGCCGATAAAGGCAAAACATTTTCACGAGGTGGTGACATGAAAGAATCTAAAGCAATGGTTAAGAAAGAAATTGGCTTTATGAAAGCCAAGGGCGCTCCTAAATCCATGATGAAACATGAAATGTCCGAGATGATGGGCATGAAAAAGATGGCTGGCGGCGGTATGCCTATGGCTATGAAAGACGGAAAAAAAGTTCCTGCTTTTGCTGCTGACGGCGTAGGCAAGATGAAACATGGCGGCATGGCAAAGAAAATGATGGGTGGCGGTATGTCTTATGCCAAGGGTGGTTCTGCATCTAGTCGTGCTGATGGCATTGCTCAAAAAGGCAAGACCAAAGGCAAGATGCTTGCAAAAGGCGGCAAAGCCTGCTAATGCTATGGCAACCTCAAAAACTGAAGCCGGAGTAGCTAGATCTTTAAAAAAAGCTGGGTTTTACGACCCAGGTAAAGATGCGTCCAAACGGCTAAGTATTATCAACAAAGTTACAACCAAGCCTCAACGGGTAAAGATGGTTGATAAATTGTTTTTAGCCAAAAAAGTTAAAGGTGCTAAAAAATGAGAGCAAGCCGTGGTATGGGATCAATAAACCCTTCCAAAATGCCCAAGGGGGTGAGGAAGGCTAGGCGTGATGACACTGACTTCACTCAGTACGCTGAGGGGGGTAAGGTCAACGCTGCTGGAAACTATACCAAGCCCAGCTTGCGCAAGAAGATTGTGTCGCAGGTCAAGGCAGCGGCAACTCATGGCACGGGCGCAGGCCAATGGTCAGCCCGTAAGGCGCAGCTTGTGGCTAAGAAGTACAAAGCGGCTGGAGGAGGTTATCGTGATTAAAGGACATATGGACGATTGCGCCGTGATGCAAGATGGCCCTTGCACTTGTGGCACGGATGAAATTTTAGAAGAGTTGGCACTTGAAGATGCTGGCTTGACCGCTGAAGACTTTGAATGAAAGCACCGCAGACTTCCCTTAAAAACTGGGGCGACCAGAAATGGCGCACTAAGTCGGGGAAGCCTTCGTCAAAAACAGGTGAGAGGTATCTCCCTGAAGCCGCTATTAAGTCTTTGTCCCCTGCTGAGTACGCTGCAACAACCAAAGCTAAGCGCAAAGGTAAGGCGGCAGGTAAGCAGTTTGTGGCCCAGCCTAAAGTCATAGCAAAGAAAACAGCAGGTTTTAGATAATGGCATACAGCACTGGCACTTCAGCGTTCAACATGGAGTTTACGGAGATCGCCGAGGAGGCGTGGGAACGTGCTGGGCGTGAAATGCGTAGTGGCTATGACTTGCGAACAGCCCGCAGGTCAATGAATTTGATGACCATTGAATGGGCAAATCGTGGTCTAAATATGTGGACTATCGAGGCTGGATCATTCCCTTTGACGCCAGGATTGAACACCTATGCGCTGCCATCGGACACCATTGATCTGCTGGATCATGTGATTCGAACGGGTGCAAATAGCTCTTCAACCCAGGCAGACCTGACTATTTCCCGCATTAGTGTTTCTACTTATGCAACCATTCCCAACAAATTGCAGCAAGCTAGGCCAATCCAGGTCTGGATTCAGCGTTTGTCTGGTGAAACAAACCCCACTACTTTGCTGACAAGTGGAAGCGTTACCACCACGGCAACCACGATTACGTTGACTTCCACTGTTGGATTAGCGTCTTCTGGGTTTATCAAGCTGGACAATGAAATCATTTACTACGGCTACATCTCTGGGAACGAGATAGGTTCATGCTTCCGTGGGCAAGCTAACACTACCGCAGCTACGCACACGACTGCTACGGCGGTATTTGTGCCCCAGCTACCAGCGGTAACAGTGTGGCCTACGCCAGATAACTCTACATCGTATGAGTTTGTGTATTACCGTATGCGCCGGATCCAAGATGCCGGGTCTGGTATCCAGGTTGCAGACATGAATTTCCGTTTCTTGCCCTGTGTAGTATCGGGTTTGGCTTACTACATTGCCATGAAGGTACCTGAATTGCAGGGCCGCATGGATATGCTGAAGATGGCATATGACGAGCAATTTACTTTGGCGGCTGGTGAAGATCACGAGAAAGCGCCGATCAGGTTTGTGCCGAGACAGATGTTCATAGGTGGGAGTACGCCCTAATGGGTAATGCATACTCATCAGGCAAGTTTGCAATTGCTGAGTGTGACCGATGCGGGCAGCAGTTCAAACTTAAGAAGCTCAAGACCGAGGTTGTAAAGACCAAGCGGTATGAGATCAAAGTTTGTCCTGAGTGCTGGGATCCTGATCATCCTCAATTGTTGCTGGGTATGTATCCAGTGGAGGATCCGCAGGCTCTGAGAGCGCCCAGGCGGGACACAACGTATGTCACGGCAGGGCCGAATGGCTTGCAGATTGACAATACTGGATTTGGTGGATACCCAACTGGAGGTTCCAGGGATATACAGTGGGGCTGGAGTCCGGTTGGCGGATCTAGCTTTTTTGATGTAGCACTGACGCCAAACTACTTGGTGGCAACGGCAAGTGTTGGTACAGTAACGGTTAGCACAACTTAGGAGCAGATATGGACAAGAAGCAAGTTAAGGCAATTGCCGACACCGAAGCCAAGAAAATGGTCAAAGGCCATGAATCTCGTATGCACACCAAGGGCATGAAAGCCGGTGGCCCTACCAGCATGGATCGCAAGATGTACGGGAAGAATCTTTCCCGCGCAATGAACCAGAAATCTGGGAGCAAATAATGGCTAAATTTAGCAACAAGATGATGGGCAAGGAAGTTGGCGATGCGGCAACGTATGCTGTTCCTCATACTATGAAGGGTAAAGCTGCTCCTATGCAGACAAACCCTGGCAAAGAGCCGAATGGTAGTGCAGCCGCAAATGTGAATATGTCTGTTGGCAACATCAATCGCAATGGTTACTCTGCACCTAAGACTGACGGCATCAAAATCCGTGGTACTGGCGCAGCCACCAAGGGCGTGATGGCAAGAGGCCCGATGGCATGACTTACAACGAATTGGTCATTGCTGTTTCTGACTACTGTGAGAACACGTTTCCCACGGTAGACATGAACATAATGATTAAGCAGGCTGAGCAGCGTATCTATAACACTGTTCAGTTGTCTAACTTGCGCAAGAACGTGACGGGGACAATCACGGCAGGCAATCAATACTTGTCAGCCCCTGATGATCCAAGTTTTCTCTCTGCTTATTCGTTGGCTGTGATTGACGGAAGCGACTATCTTTATTTGCTAAATAAAGATGTTAACTTCATGCGTGAGGCGTACCCAAATACGTCAGTGGCGTACCGTGGCAAGCCCAAGCACTATGCTATTTTTGGCCCGCAATCAACGGCTGCAACAGAGTTGTCTTTCATCCTTGGCCCTACGCCAGATGCAACGTATTCAGTTGAGTTGCACTACTACTACTATCCAGAGTCCATTGTGACTGCTGGAACAACATGGCTGGGCGAACACTTTGATTCTGCTCTGCTCAATGGCACGTTGGTAGAGGCAATTCGATACATGAAGGGTGAGCCAGATCTGGTCAAGTTTTACCAAGATATGTATTTGCAGTCTATTGCGCTGCTCAAGAATTTGGGCGATGGCAAACAGCGTATGGATGCTTATCGTGATGGTCAGGTCAGAACGGCAGTCCAATGAGCATTGTTCAAACACAAACTACCAGCTTCAAAGCTGAGCTTTATCAGGGCATCCATGACTTGACCACGGATGTGATCAAGATTGCCCTGTATACAGCGAATGCTAATTTGAATGAAGGCACAACCGTTTACTCCACTAGCAATGAGGCAAGTGGGGGAAACTATGCGCCTGGGGGTTTGCAGTTAACACCGATCACGGTGAGCAGTTCTGGATACACAGCCTATGTAGGCTTTCCAAATGTGTCATGGACAGGTGTAATCACAGCCCGGTGTGCTTTGATCTACAACTCAAGCGTGAAGGAAGGGTTGAGTGGCAGGTCAATAGCCGTGTTGGACTTTGGTTCTGACAAGACATCAGTCACCACGTTCTTAATCACGATGCCAGCCAACACATCAACCACAGCACTGATCAGGAGTTCAAATTGATAGTCACGACCACCAAGGGCGAAATGGATGATTCTTTGCTTGAGAAGCGGGAAGGAACCGTGGACAATGACAATGAGTTGACCACCTGGGTTGAGTATTGGCTGGAGGGCGAACTTGTACATCGTTCTGCCCATGTCCAGTTGAAGAAAATGCCGGTTTTTGCCGGTGCTGAAGCCGCATCATTAGGTTAAAGGAAACATCATGGCAAACACACAAGCAATGACCACTTCGTTCTTGGGCGAGGTTTTGACAGCAACTCACAACTTTGGCACTGCACCGATCCGTGCAGCCACCACTGCTGACACGTTTAAAGCGGCCTTGTATCTTGCGTCAGCAACGATCAATGCTTCTACCACGGCTTATTCGGCCTCTGGTGAAGTGTCTGGTACTGGGTACTCTGCTGGTGGCGTGACGGTGACCAATGCAACGGCTCCGCTATCTTCAAACACCTCGACAACCGCAGGCACAGCGTACTGGACGCCTTCGGCTTCGATCAGCTACACCACGGTGACGTTGACCACGGCGTTTGATGCAGTGTTGATCTATAACTCAACACAGAGTAACAAGGCCGTTAGTGTTCACACCTTTGGTTCGCAGACGATCACGGCTGGAACCTTCACCTTGACGATGCCTTCCAACACGACTTCGACTGCTCTGTTGCGCTTGGCTACCACCTAAAGGGGTAAGCCGTGTCTCTCGGGTGGGGTGATGGCACATGGGGGAGTAACGGATGGGGCGGTACTCTTGACCTCACAGGTAATACCGCCACAGGCGCGGTAGGATCTGCCACACCAAACCTTATCATTGCGCTCACGGGGGTATCAGCCTCTGGTGCGGTTGGGACGATGGCTCCCAGCACCTCAGAGGGTGAAGACGGCGATATAGCGAATGGATTTGTTGGTAATGTAGGGGTAACCCTAGAGGTTGCGCTGACGGGTGTTTCTGCGGCGGGATCAGTTGGTAACGTTACCAGCGGTCAAGATGCAGCAATTACCAGCGTATTGGCATCTGGTGCAGTTGGGTCTATCACGACATCAAGATTGGTGGCGCTGACGGGCGTTGAAGCATCTGGAGCTACTGGTAACGTTACCGGTGACAAGAGCAGTGCTTTGACGGGTGTTGAGGCGTCTGGGGCCGTAGGAACGGTTGTTCAGAGCGCAGCGGTCAGTTTGACGGGTAATCTAGCAACAGGATCCCCAGGCGGAGTAATTGTCCCTCTGCCATCGTTGCAGGCAGATGGTTCCGTGGGAACGGTTGTCAGTGGAATATCCATTGCTTTGTCTGGAGTGTTGGCATCAGGATCCGTTGGAACGGTGTCAGTGGCTGCAAGGTCACTGGCTTTGACAGGCGTAAGCGCAGCAGGTGCGGTTGGTGATGTTATTGCGGTTTATTGGAAACCTATAGATGACACGCAGGTCGCATCGTGGCAAAATATCAGCAACCCGCAGACTCCTAATTGGTCAAATGTTTCAGACGAACAGACCGCCAATTGGGAAGAAGTCGTAACTTGAAAGTGAAAATGCTGGTTTATAAGATCACGAATAACGTAAACGGCCACGGCTACATTGGGATCACTCAATGTGCCTTGGCAAAGCGTTGGCGTGAACACTTGTGTGCGGCACGAACGGGAAGCGGTAAACGCCTGTACAGGGCCATGCGTAAATATGGCACAGACAACTTCAGCATTGCCGTGTTGTATGAGGCAAAATCATTTGAAGAGCTTCAAAGGGTTGAGTGTCAACTTATCATTGAACACAACACTCACGCCAAGAATGGCGAGGGGTATAACTTGACGGCTGGCGGTGAAGGCAAAGACCGCATGGATCAGTTGTTTGGCGAAGCCATTCCAAGCTCACTGCTTACCGAAGAGATTGTGGCATTTGCCAGGGATCCGCAACACTGGAACATTTCCAATGCAGATGTGTTGGGCATGATTGCCAAGAAATTTGATCTTGATTGTGCAATTGATACAGTCAAGGATGCCCGTAACGGCAGTTCATGGACTCATTTAAACGCAAAATACCCGCCAATTAAGCGTGGGCGTGGTGTGCGGCATGATGTAGTCTCTGAAGAAGTGCAATCGGCAAGAAAAGAAACACTTGCAAAACACCGTTCTGAAGCTGTTGCGGCATCAGCAAAAACACGTACAGGAAAACGTAGCTGCACCGCTAAGTTGTCTGAGCAGGCGGTATGCGATATATTCTTCCATAATGAATCATTGAACAAAACTGCGGCTAAATTTGGCATCAGTAAAAAAATGGTTGTTTTAATTAAACAACGTAAAGCGCATACATATTTGACTCAAGGACTTTGAAATGACCACAGCATATACATCTCTTTTGGGTTTGGCGTTGCCAGTTACGGGCGAATTATCAGGCACGTGGGGTGACACTGTAAACAATAGTATTACATCCCTATTGGACTCTGCAATTTCCGGTACAACCACTCTTTCGGCAGACTCAGATGTAACGTTGACCACCACTCAAGGATCGTCTAATACGGCACGAGAAGCTATTCTTTTGTGGACGGCAGGCGGTTCTGCTACGCGCACTATCACTGCACCGGCACAGTCAAAGATCTATACGGTCATCAATGCAAGCTCGGGCACACAATCTATTATTCTTGCGGGCGTAGGCCCAACTACAGGCGTAACGATTGCAAAGGGTGAATCAGCCCTGTGCGCTTGGAACGGATCAGACTTTATCAAGATCAGTAACACTGCTGGCCCAGGCACGTTCACCGATTTGACCGTTACTGGTAACACTACCCTTGGTAACGCTGTTTCAGACACCATCACCGTAAATAGCCAATTTGTAACTGGCACGGTACTTAGATCTGCCCAAGCGCTTACCAACACTTTGGCTCTTGCCGCCTACGATGTGGATGGAGCAGCATATACCAATCTAATCACTCTTACGGCAGCCAATGCGCCGACTTTGGCTCTTACATCTACGGGTGTGGGAACAATTAACAATATGTCGATTGGTGCCACCACAGCTTCTACGGGTGCGTTTACTACCTTAACAAGCAATGGAGCAACAACTTTCACCGCAGGTACTGCTTCAACTACTACCGGGACAGGAACACTTGTAATCACAGGTGGTTTAGGGGTAAGCGGAAGAATTAACGCAGCCAACTTTGATGGAATTATTGGTGCTAATACTGCGGCTGCTGGGGCGTTTACTACCGTTCAAATCGGAACAAATCCTGCTGGTGTTTCAATTGGTGTTTTAGGTATACCAAATCAAAAGCGTGTTTATGGGCGTAATGCGGCAAATAGTGCTGATGTAAACATACTGTATGTTGATGGCAGCAATGGTCTTGTTTTTGGCCCTTCTGACTCCGCCGTGATCAACTCCAGCGGTAATGTGGGCGTGGGGACAACTTTAAGCACAAGCGATGGAACATTAACATTTCAACAAATAGGCCAAACTGCTATTTTTGCTGGTCAACCATCTGCTGAAGCAATGTGGATAGGCAGTAACTATTATTACGATGGTGGATGGAAATATAAAACAGCCAATTTTGCATCACAGTTTTATACATCTGGCGGGGCTTTTTATTGGAAAAACATTACATCTGGTTCGGCAAATGCTGGAATTACTTGGAATAGTCCAATGACCCTTGATGCCAGCGGTAACTTGGGTATTGGGACTACAAGTCCTAGTTCTAGACTTCATGTCAAAGGAGCGGATGTAAAACTGAATTTTGAAACAGACACTGGCGCTACAGCTTATATTCAGCAACTATCTGCGTCCCCATACGATGTCAGCTTTTTCAATCAAAACGCTGGTTCATTGATATTTGGAACCAACAATACCGGTGTCGGCAGGTTTGATGCCAGCGGTAACTTGCTAGTGGGAATTACAACTAACGCATCAGCAGGCAAACTTACGGTTCAAGGTGGCGCAACTGACCCATTTTCTGGGACTGGATATAGGTTGGCAAGTTTCCATTCAACTTCTGCCGCAAACGCTGACCAGCCGGGAATTGTTCTTGGCTTTGATACCGCAGGAGCGGGAATTGTTGCCGCCAGAACAAACGCAACTGGGCAACCAATTGCTTTTTGGACATACAACGGGTCTGCTTGGGGTGAGCGTGCCCGTATCGACTCCAGCGGTAACTTGCTGGTGGGGGTTACTAGCGGAACATCTTATAAGCTGAATTTAAAAACAAGTTCTGCATCACAAAGCGCAATTGGTACGGCGGGAACATCTGGCGATACGGCATTTCAAGCAATTCTCATAACCAAGTTTGATAACGATTCAACTACATCGCAAAACTTTATTCAATTTCAAATTAACAATGGTGGGGCAAACTGCGGCAAAATTACAGCCAACGGCGCAAACACGGCGGCATTTGGTTCAACATCTGACCAACGGGTAAAAGAAAACATTGTTGAGTTGCCTTCACAGCTTGACAACATTATGGCCTTGCGCCCTGTTGAGTTTGATTACCTTGAGTCTTACGGCGGTGGGCATCAAATTGGTTTTATTGCACAAGAAATTCAACAGGTCTACCCAGATGTAATTTCTACAGATGATTCGTCTGAAAAAATCATGTCTATTACTGGATGGAGCAAAACAGAGGCCCGTCTGGTAAAAGCCATCCAAGAGCAACAAGCCCTCATCACCCAACTCACCGCCCGTATAACTGCTTTAGAAGGAGCATAAACCATGACTATCGTTTGGAACATCAGTCAAACCAACTACGAAACCGCAAATGGTTTCATCACCACAGCCCACTGGCAAGCAAATGCAACAGATGGGGATTACTCTGCATCTGTGTACAGCACTTGTTCATGGCAACCCGGCACACCCACCATCCCCTATGACAGCGTGACCATGCAAGAAGTTTTGGATTGGTGCTGGGCAGGTGGTGTGGACAAGGATGCCACGGAAGCCTCCCTGCTGGCTCAGATTGAGTTGCAAAAGAACCCTGTGACCGCCACTGGAGTGCCTTGGGCATAAAGGATAAGGGCAACCCGCTGGCCCAAACAGCGGCTTTTTATGGAGAAACGCATGAACGACAAGAAAATTGAATTGACATTGGGCCTTGTGAACGCCGTCATGCAGTATTTGGGTACACGCCCCTATGCTGAAGTGGCTGACATGATCCAGGCTATTCGTGAGCAAGCCATCCCCCAGGTTCCAATGCCTGAAGAGGCCAAGCCTGCGGAGCAGCCATTGATCCAGTAACAGCATTTGCCCTGTGTAAAGGGGCATATGAAGGCATAAAGGGCTGCATCAGCGTTTACCAAGACCTGAAGAAAACCGGGTCTGATCTAACAAAGATCACAGGTGAGGTTGGTACAGCCCTTTCAAGTTTTTTCAAGGGCCACGCAGAGTTAGAAACCAGCCATGAGAAGGCTGAGTACCAGCGTGAAGAGAATCTGAAAAAGGGAATAAAAGACGACCTTGCCACACAAGCCATAGACAATGTGATGTATCTGCGGCAGACCAAGCAGTTTTACGCCGATCTTGAGAAAATGGTGCGCTGGGAGATGGGACAACCCGATCTCTGGCGGGAAATCGTTGAAGAGTATCAACGGCTGTTGGATCAAAAATCGGAGCAAGCGGCACGGGAGTTGCACGAAAAGCGGGTGAAAGCATGGCGGCGACAAAAGTTAAAAAATCAGATTCTGGACAGGGTGCTGGAAACGGTGCTGGTGGTTTTCGTAGTCGCTTACCTGATATGCCTAATGTGGATAATCAGTCTTCATCATCGGGGTCGATTGGATACCTTCTGGTCTTGATCCTGTTCGCACTGGTCTTTGTGTTGATGATTCCCTTGGTTGGGATGCTGTATGTGGACACGATGGTAGTGAAGCGAGAGGCCAAGGCCCAGATGGAAAAAGTTGAAAAGCTGCGTAAGCAGGTTGAAGAGGAAAAGAAAAAAGATGATTGACCTTACCAAAGCCATTGGAGCAGTTGCCGCAAGCGTTGCCGCACTGGGTGGCAGTTATACACTGGCTGACAAGTTTGGCTGGTTTGACCGTGCAATCATTGAGTGGTCGCCTGAAAACTTCAAGATCGTGGCAGAAGCTGGACAGCCCATCAATGTCACCGTTGCAAGAATAAAGAAACGGGATGACTGCTCTGTTGAGAGTTTTACCCCAAGCATTCGGGACGCAAATGGTATGGTGCATGAAGCAACCACCACAGCAAGCAGATTCAGCGGCCCCGCAGGGCCAGAGATTGATACGTTTACATATCAACTCACGATGGTGAGAAAAGAGAAGATTGCTGAAGGCAAGGCAACTTTACTGGCAACCATCATATACAAATGCCCCGAGGGGCAACGTGTTGTGCAGTATCCACGCCACCCCAACTTAAGTTTTGAACTGAAAGGTTAATCATGCTCACCCTGTTCTCATCCCTCATCAGCTTCCTCATGGGTGGCTTGCCCAAAATCCTTGAGTTCTTCCAAGACCGGGCAGACAAAAAACATGAGCTTGCTTTGGCGGCAATGCAGACCGAGCGGGAACTGACCCTGAAAAAAGCTGGCCTGGAAGCGCAGGAGCGCATTGAACACATCCAGACTGAGCAAATTCAGATTAACGCCGAGGTCACCAATGCCCAGACTGCTATGCAGGAGCGACAAGCCCTGTACGCACACGATATTGCCTTGGGCCAAGGAGCCAGCACTTGGGTCATCAACATGAGAGCCGCCACCCGTAGCGTCATCACCTACGGCATGTTTGCCATGTTTATGTTTGTTGAAATCTTTGGCTTCTACTACGCATGGCATACAAACGTGGAATTTACCGTGGCGCTGGACAACCTGTGGGACGATGAGACTCAGATCATCTGGGCTTGTATCGTGTCGTTCTGGTTTGGCGGTCAGGCGTTCAAGAAATGAATCTCAGCCCAGAGGCCATCAAGGTCATCTGCCACCATGAGGGCATTCGGTACAAGCCGTATCGGTGCCCAGCCCTGCTTTGGACAATAGGAGTTGGACATGTACTTTACCCAGACCAAGCTAAGATACCAATGGATCAAAGAGGCGCTTATCAGCTTCGGCCAGAAGATAGCCGCACGTTTTCAAAGGACGAAGTAGATGGGATTCTCAGAAGCGATCTTGCAAGGTTTGAGCGTGGAGTGGCTCAGTTCTGTCCCGTTCCCCTTACACAAGGTATGTATGATAGCCTTGTTAGCTTTAGTTTCAATGTCGGTCTTGGAACACTCCAGCGTTCAACGCTTCGTCAAAAGCTGCTTCGGGGCGATAAAGCGGGTGCTGCGGAAGAACTCCTCAAATACTGTTTAGCTGGGGGCAAAATTTTAAAGGGTTTGCAGAATCGGAGGATTGATGAACGAGCTATGTTTTTATCGTAGGCTTATTCCACTTTTCTTCCGGCCAGTTGGCGTTGATGCGGTATTTCAGCGTCATCCAATTAACCCCAAGATGTCTGGCAAGCGTGGCAATAATAAATGGTTTGCCTTGGTAAGTAATGTGCACATTGCTAGATATGTTTGCCTGTTGCTCATGCCGTGTCGCCCATCTACAATTGAGCTTAAAGTACCCCTTAGAGTTGTCAATACGATCAAGGCTGGTGTTGTTTGGCTTTTCACCCATATCGGCAAGGAACGCTTCAAATGTTTGCCATTCGCTTGATACCGTTATCCCCCTTCCTCCATACTGAGCATATGATGCGTGCTGGGGGTTTTCGCATCTTTGGCGCATTGCAACCCATGTGGAATACGTTTTTGTTGGGGTTGCATTTTTTGCGTGACCGTGTTTGGTGTGTTGTGTCGCCGTCCCGCACGACTTTGAACAAAACTTCCCACGGCCCTCTGCAACCCTGTTTTCAGATGTTTCAAACGGTGTTCCGCATCGTTGACATTGTGTTTGAATGCGCTTATAAATGGGCTTCATATTTGTCTCCAAAGATGCCTTATTGTAATGCAAATATGGCTGGTGGGAAAATACTCAAAGGGCTGCAAAATCGGCGTATCGATGAACGAGCCATGTTCTTGTCATAGGGTTAAAAATGCCACTCAAAAAACTTCTGCTCAGGCCCGGTGTAAATAAGGAGAACACCCGTTACACCAGTGAGAATGGGTGGTATGACTGTGACAAGATCCGCTTTCGCCAGGGTACGCCAGAGAAGATTGGCGGTTGGCAACAAATCTCTGCACAAAAGTTTATTGGTGTGTGCCGCTCCCTGTGGGCATGGGTTACGCTTGGCGCACAAAAGCTCTTGGGCGTAGGAACCAATTTAAAGTTTTACATCGAAAGCGGTGGCTTTTACTACGATATAACCCCGATCAATCAAACCAACACGCTGACCAATCCATTTGCTATGGTGAGTGGATCGTCCACGGTAACGGTCACTGATGCAAACGGCGGGTACTCAAACAATGGCTATGTAACCTTCACGGGCTCATCGTCCAATGGTGGCATTACTTTGTTAGGGGAATACCTTTTAACCTATACCACCACGGCCAACACTTACACCGTACCCGTTCAATCGGAAGCGTCAATCTCTATTGCTGGTAACGTTCCCATCGCTGCCGGATCTTTTGTGATTGGTAATTCGTACAGCATAACATTTGTAGGAACCACTGATTTCACGTTAATTGGAGCGTCAGCTAACACTGTTGGCGTAGCGTTTATCGCTACAGGCGCTGGGTCTGGTTCTGGTACGGCCAAAGCAAATACTGTTTTTGCAACGCAGTTTCAGCTTGCAAATGGTGTGCAAGTAACGTTAACTACCACGGGTGTGCTTCCTTCGCCGTATGTTGCTGGAACAACCTATTACGTAGTAAATACTTCCGGCTACACATTTAGTCTATCTTTGACTTCTGGTGGAGTTGTGATTGATTCCGCAGGATCAGTTCAATCAGGGATTTGCACGGTAACGGCTAAGGCATCCTCGACTTCTGCTGCTGGTGGGGGCACTGTTCGGGCTGCTTATCAGATAGCCACTGGTGCTTCATATGCTGCTGCCGTTGTTGGCTGGGGCGGGGGAACCTGGGGATCTGGACTATGGGGCATAGGAACATCATCGCAGCAGCCATTCCGTATGTGGAGTCAAAGTAACTTTGGTGAGGATCTTATCTTTGGCCCAAGCGGTGGTGGCATTTACTATTGGGATGCAACTTTTGGGTTGACGGGTACGACATTCACTGTGACGATTGCTACGCCAGCAGTTTTGTCTACATCCATTACATTGGCTAATGGCATGGCAATTGTGCTGACTACAACGGGGGCGCTGCCTACCGGGTTAAATGTTGGTCAGGTGTACTACGTTATAAATTCAACGGGTACAGACTGTAATTTATCGGCTACTTATAACGGTGCAGCCATTAATACTACGGGATCTCAATCAGGGGTTCATAAGATTGCCTCCAGGGCCATAGCTGCGGAAGATTACGGTGGCGCAACAGATGTGCCAATTGCCCAAAACTACATATTGGTATCTGATTCCAGCCGGTTTGTGTTTGCTTTTGGGGCCACGGAGTACGGATCAGCGACATTCAATCCAATGCTCATCCGCTGGTCAGACCAGGGAGATCCTTTCAATTGGACGCCAAGCCCCACTGTCGATGCTGGATTTACTTACCTTTCTCACGGGTCACAGATTATTACAGCCATGCAGGCCCGTCAAGAAATCTTGGTGTGGACTGATTCATCTCTTTATTCTCTACAGTATGTGGGAGCCCCTAATGTATGGGCTCCACAAATTGTTGGCGATAACATTTCTATTGCATCAGAAAACGCTGTTGCTTACGCTAACGGCGTGGCGTACTGGATGGGCGTGGATAAGTTCTACAAATACGATGGTAGAACCCAGACACAGAATTGCGATCTGCGCCAATACGTGTTTTCAACCATCAATAAATCTCAATTTACCCAGGTTCTTGCAGGAACAAACGAGGGGTTTAATGAGATTTGGTGGTTCTATTGCTCTGGCACAAGCACCAATATTGACAGCTATGTGGTCTTTAACTACGCAGAAAACCAGGGCCAAGGCTGCTGGTACTACGGCTCAATGGCTAGAACGGCTTGGCTGGATAGCGGTCTGCGAGACTATCCCCTTGCTGCCACCTACGACTACAACATCGTTAACCATGAGCAGGGCGTAGACGATAACACTACGGCGGTAACGTTACCAATTGAAGCTTTCATCACATCTGCTGAGATTGACTTGGAAGATGGGGATAGGTTTGGGTTTATTTGGCGTGTGCTGCCTGACATTACGTTCAGGGGATCGACTGCGACCAGCCCTCAAGTGACGATGTATCTCAAGCCCATGCAAAACTCAGGCTCTGGGTATAACAGCCCAGCATCTGTTGGCGGAGAAAACAATGCTACTGTCACCAGAACGGCCATTCTCCCTATAGAGGAATTTACTGGTCAGATCTATACTCGGGTGAGAGGGAGGCAGATAGCTATGGAGGTTAGATCTACGGCGGCAGGTGTGACTTGGCAGCTTGGCTCTCCACGTATCGACATCCGCCAGGACGGCAGACGCTGATGGCAACTATTGTCACCCGGTTCCTTCGCAAGTTCAGAGCGCCTGCGTTACCCGCATCACCCCTTGAATACATCCGCACGGACGAGGATCAGTTTCGCAACATCCTGCGTTTGTATTTCAACCAGATTGATAGCGCATTTGGGGGTCTTCTGGACACAACCGGGGGAAAGTACGTTAACTTTCCCTACGGGGCATTTTCCTCTAACGCAGATCAAACCGCCACGATCAATACAGCTACCCTGATGACGTTGAACACAACGGACTTCTCTAACCAAGTGTCCATGGGCACTGTAGCTGTTCCGTCCAACAGTAAGATCACGGTGGCAAATGCCGGTATATACAACCTCCAATTCTCTGCTCAGTTCCAAAACACCGACACTGCTTTTCAAGATGTTTACATCTGGTTGCGGCAAAACGGCGTGGACATTCCCGGGTCAACAGGATTTGTATCTATCCCCAACAGACACGCTGGAACAGATGGACACACAATAGTTGGATGGAATTATTTCTTGAGCATGGCCGAAAATGATTACATTGAAATATATTGGTCTATACCCAATGCTGCTGTGAGCATCCAACACCTTGCTGCATCGGGTACTCCTACCAAGCCATCAACCCAATCGGTTGTGGCTACCCTTTCATTTGTTTCAGCTTTACCGGTGACTTGATATGGCAACACCAGAAGAACTAGCCGCCCAAAGCGCAAATTATTTAAATACCAACGTGACGCCCAACACGGGCGGTGATCCAAACGTTTATTTTAATGATGTTTCCGGTCAAGCAATGATTGGCGCAGACGGAAACCAGTATTATTTTGCTTCACGAGATTATGTAAACAGGGGTTTCATATCTCAAATGAATGGGAAAGATTATCAATTTTACAATGCAAGATTTTTAAATAAAGATGTCTTTGACAAAGCGCAACAATTTACTGCGCCAGATGGAACTCCTGGTTTTGTTTGGAAAGCGCAAGATGCTATTAATTTAAAAATAGCAAATAGTGAAGGTTTACCTACATATGGCGGCTACGACTTATCTAGTGGGCGTCCGCCAATTGTTGGAATTGGATACCCAAACGCCACGGGAAATGAACACTTAAACACTTTGTCATATGTGTCCATGCCTCAAAAGGTAAGCGATAAGAGGGTAGAGCAAAACTATATCACCAATGACGGGACGGTATCGGGGGCAAATTTCAGCGGACACCGAGGCTACGAGTATTATGTAAATGGATGGCTTGCGGACAGATTGAGGGCGGGGCTTCCCACTGTCAATGCAATCATGCCAATTGTGTTGGAGGTGATTTCTCCAGGCATGGGATTGGGGGCAATTTATGCCACATACTCTGCCTCCACAGCTGCCACTATTCAAGCGTTAACCACCGGGAATATTGAAAAAGGTGTTGTTGATCTTGCAAAGATATATGCCGCAGGACAGGTTTCGGATCTTGTATCAAAAGGGGTAAGTGCTTATATGCCCGTTGCTGAGTTGGGCAAAGTGGCAACAGCCATTTTAGGTAACGCAGGAACAAGCGCTATTGTTGCGGGCATATACGGCAAAGATGTCGGCAAAGCTTTCATTGATGGCGGCATTGCAGCTGGTATTGGTTCCGTTGCCGGGTCAATATCTGGCTTTTCACAGCTTCCCGTACCAATTCAACGAGTCTTTGCCGCCGCAGTCACAACGAGCTTGCAGGGCAAGTCCCAAAAAGAAATGGATGCCGCCACATTGCAAGCGGCAATCACTGCTGGCCTGGGTGCTATTGCAAACGGCCTGGAAGCAAACTCCAAGATCCAAAAAGAACTTGGCCGGGAGGCTACGGCTGATGAATTAAATAAGTTTATCTGGTATACAAACAGAGATTCAAACTTTGACGCAAAAGTTTATAACTATATGGGAGAAGTCAAAAAAAACTTCTCGCTACAGAATGGCTTTGACACATACACCCTGGACGGTGTTGATTACAAGATCTCCGCTACAGAGCTTAACAATTACGCAATAGGCGAAGACTGGAAAAATTGGACTGAGAAGCAAAACGCTGCAAAGCAGGGCATAACAGACCCATATGAGTATCGTGATGTTTTGGCACGCAACGAAGGGTGGGGCGGCGATGCGCAAAAGGCTACAGCAAAGTTAAGCGGCTTTGAAACTCCCGGTGAATACGCAACGGCAAGTACATTGGGCCTTGACTCAATGGCTGAGTATCAAGAATTTCAAAGCAAAGCCGCTCTGTTTAAAGAAATTACTAGAAGAGATGCCACGCCTAATGACATCAAACCGTTTCTTGCAAACATCCCGACAATCGCAGATGCCCAAGAGGTGTTGCGTGAAGTCACCAATGACAAAAAACCAAAAGATAAAGATAAAAAATACGACTACGATGGCAATGGCTTAGTTGAGTTGGCCGATGCCCTTGAGATGCTTAAGGCGGAAAAGGGATTATCTAAGGTCACGCCAAACCCAGACACAATTTGGGGGAAATCTGGCTTAACTGATGCTGATTTCAAAACAAAAGTAACTGACAGCACAGAACAAGAAAAGATTATTTCTTTTCTTAAAGACAGTGGAATGCAATCCAGCCCTGAGTTGGTTGATGCAATTAAGAAAGATTGGTCATTTGATCCTAGTAAACCCACTTCTGGTCTATCTGATGCTGTTGCCAAGTCTGATTCTTTGTACACAGATGCCGATGAGGTAAGGGCGCAATTTAAAGCTGTGTACAACAGGGATCCGAGCGCAGATGATCTTAAGTCATTGCAGAAGTTTGTTGGCCCACGGGATGAGGAATCGACCTTTGCGGCAATAAATGCTCAGTTAGATCCTTTGGTAACAGATTCCAGCGAGGCCAAAGACTTTTTGAAGGGTGTGCTTGGTAGAGATCCTACTGATGCCGAGGTACAAAAGTTTATTGGCGAACGGCCAGAGTCTCAAACTCTTACAGCCCAGAATGCATATGACACGTTGATTGGGTTTATGGATGCAAACGTGCCTATTGGCAGCTATAACAAAGACATTACCTCTGTTGACTTTGATGAAGATTTAGTTGCTGGGCCTGCTGGTGCGCCTAAGCCATTGAGAGCAAATCAAATAGTTGTGGATGCTAATGGTTTGCCCAAGACCATTGGCATTATGGACTTTGCAACCGGGAAGATTGTTCCTGCTCCTCTTTCACTCAATGCAAATGGTGGCTACTACTACATTGCCGATGGAAGAATAATAGGTGTTGATGCAACTGTTTTTGAGCGTGAGTTTGCTAAAAGCAATCCATCAAAATATCTTGAGTTGATGAGTCGGATTTACCCGAAAGATGGCGACATAAACGTTACCAATGAGGCGCTGCGCCGCCAAGGATTTTCCTATGGGCCAAATAGAGAAATAACTACTATAAATGTAGATGCAAAAGACTTGACGGCTGAGTTGGCAAGACAGGGAAGGCCCACTAAACCACTTGATATTGTGCGAATATACGGAGGACTTGACGCCGCCGAAACGGCTATGGGTCTTGAGGTATTGAGACAAATCCCAGGAATGTCCTCATTCCTTGCTGGTGGGGATTCATATGCCAGAGAGCTTGTAAAAGCTATTAATGATGCAAAGAATGATCCCAATTCAGCCCCTGGATCTTCTCAAGTTTTTAAAGACGAACTTCAAAAGATATTTGATAGAAATCCAGGAATTGTTGACAATCCAATTTTTAACGACATAAATGCCATTCTCAATCCACCTCTTAAGCCCCTAACGCCGGTTACCTTAACTCCTGAACCGCCTATTCCAACTATAAACGTAGGCGGCGATGAGTTTCTAACTGGCTTTGAAGACTTTGTAATCATATCCTATGACCCTGCAACAAAGAAAGCTGTAATTGCGCATGACGATGGCAAAGAGGAGACGGTAATACTTCCATATGATGTCAATCCCAATGAAATCATTAAGATGGATTTGGATACCAAAACAATTGAGCCAAAACCTACGCCTACGCCTACGCCTACAGCCGTGCGTCCGCCTGTAGTAATCGTAGGGCCAACTCCTACGCCTGATCGTCCGACTGAGCCAACGCCTACTCCAACGCCAACTCCTACAACTTCTCCCACAACTTCACCTACAACTGCGCCCACAGCTACACCTACAACTTCTCCTACGACTTTACCTACAACTACACCGGAGCCAACACCTAGTCCTAGTCCGACTCCAGTTTCGCCAACACCCACGCCTGTTACGCCCACCCCTACACCAGCGGAGCCCACTCCAACGCCGGTTACGCCTACGCCTACGCCGACTGAACCAACGCCTACACCCGTAGTAACTCCTACTCCCGTTGTAACGCCGGAGCCGTCAGCTACCCCTACACCGACTCCTACGCCCACCCCTACACCGACACCCACGCCGACCCCTGCGCCATCGGTAAAAGTACCAACGCCTAAAACTAGGCAACAAACGGCTGCGGATAAACTGATCGCTGCAATGACGGCTGGATCGCCTGCTGCGATGACTGCGCCAACAACGCCGCCCTTAGTTGAGGCGTCAAACATACTTGACTTTAGAGATCCCCTAAATGTGGGCTTCTTTAGCCAACCAACGCCCGAGAAAAAAGATACCCAAGATCAACCGAGGGTAGTTAAAATTGCCCAGGGCGGCTATATGAATGCGCTTTTTCCCCAGGAAGAAGTTACTATGGACGAAATCCTGCGAATCCTAGAAGGAAGATGATATGACTGATACAGTTGATGACGGCACTTCAATGGGCGACTTTACCTTCGGTGACGGCACCGCAATGGGCGACTTCAACTTTGATTGGTCTGGTGGTGTAGACACATCAGCATCAGACAAGGTGACGCAATACCAAAATTACCTGGATTTTTACAACAATCCTGCTAACTTGGATCTTATTAACGAGGCTCAAGCTGTTGTTCAAAATCCAACAGGCAGGCAAGTTATTGAAGATGCCATCAATACTCTGGGTAATGCTGCCGGGTCGTTCATTAAAAACTACCTGTATGACTCAAAGACAAAGCAGTTTAACGTAGCCGGTATTGCTACGGCTGCTATGGCCCTTAAGGCTTTGCAGGGAGGCGATAAACCACAGTCAAACTCATATCAGGGCAGTATTCCCAACTACACCGCTGTCAGGAAACAGGTTGAATACAACGATCCCAATCGTGTCCCTGGCTCTGCTGGGCGGAGTTACTTTACTGATACTCAGTATGTAACCCCAGGTGGTGTAGATGCCGCAAATACTGCTGCCGCCACCCAAGCGCAAGGCATTTTGTCAGGGTACAGACCTGCTCCGTCCCCATCGGTTAATCCATACGCGGGCAAGTTTAGGATGGCATATGAACCTACACCGACTACCACCCCAACTGGTAACGTTACCACTGATGACGCTTCCGGCGTGGCTGCACTGATGCCAGCACAGTTTGCCCGTGGTGGCGTAGCTAGGTATTTGCAAGGCCAAACAGACGGAATGGCTGACAAGATCCCGTCTTCTATTGATGGGAAGCAAAAGGCCGCCTTGAGTCACGGCGAGTTTGTTATCCCTGCTGATGTTGTCTCTCACCTTGGCAATGGAAACTCTGATGCCGGAGCCAAAAAGCTGTATGAGATGATGTCTCGTGTACGTAAAGCGCGCACTGGAAACCCCGAACAGGGCAAGAAAATCAACCCTGACAAGTTCATGCCAGGGGGGCAGGTTGGCTTTGCTGCTGGTGGTATAGCCAAGTTTCAAGGCGGCGGGCCAGCAGGCACGGGTGTGGTAACTCCCACCATAACTTCACAAGGCACATCTACTGCTCAAGGTCTTTCTACCTGGGCTGGGCCAATGGTGTCTGACTACCTTGGTAAAGGTATGGCTGTAGCCAATACTCCATATCAGGCGTACAAAGGGCCGCTGACCGCTGGTGCCTCAGACCTTCAACAACAGCAATTTGCCGGTCTGTCTGATGTGGCTAAGACGGGATATACGCCTACGCAATTTAAAGGCGGTATCTTTGACACAAATGCTGCCCAGGCGTACATGAATCCATTTCTTGATGTTGCACTCAATCCGCAATTGGAAGAGTTGCGCCGTCAGGGACAGATTACCAACCGGGCAAATCAAGCTCAAGCTACCAAGATGGGAGCATTTGGCAGTTCCGGCTCGGCACTATCCAAAACAGAAGGTGAGCGTAACGTCCTGGATAAGATGCAATCGGCTCTGGGCCAGGGATACAGTACAGCCTACGATAAGGCTATGGCCCAGTTTAACGCCGACCAAACCCGGCAGGCAACAGCAGACCAGAACACAGAAGCATCACGACAGTACGGTGCTAATTTTGGTCTTACCACCCTTGATAAGCTGGGTGCGGCTGGCACGGTTCAGCGTGATATTGAGCAGCAAGGTCTTACGGCGGACAAGAAACAGTTTGAAGAAGAGCGGGAAGATCCGGCGCAAAAAGTTCAGTTCCAGAAAAACTTGCTTGCTGGTTTGCCTATTACAACGACTGAATCAACAAATATGCAGGGCGAGATTGCAAAGATTAGCGATCAGATTGCCGGTCTGACTTCGCTGTATCGATCTTTGCAAGGTCTGGGTCAGGCTTCACCAACACCCACCCCCACTCCAACGACAGTTGCTACACCCACTCCAACCCGTTAAGTTTCTAAGGGAAAGATATGAATCTCGTACAAATCAATGAGCATTTAAAAGACGTTCCCATTCAGAAGCTGATGGAGTATGCCAACGGCAAAGATCCAATGGTTCCTGCTTATATGGCTACGGGTGAGATGCAACGCAGGGAGGTCATGCAGCAAAGAATGGCCGCAAGCCAACAAGCTGCACAAGGCAAACAGCCCACTGTTAAAGAGCAAGTTGAGCAGAAGGCTGGACTGATGGCCCTTCAGGCTAAGCAGCAGGAAATGGCTCAGCAACAGCAAGCTCAGCAGCCTCCGCAGCAGCCCATGCCCGTGCCTCCCGGCATACCCCAGCCTCCCATGCAGGAAGAAGAACAACCTCAGTTTGAGGCCGCAAGTGGTGGTATTGCCCGTCTACCAGTGCGAGATGATATGTTTCGGTTTGGCAGCGGTGGAATCATTGCCTTTGCTGGGGGCAATCAAGTGCCGGTGGTTGAAGAAACAGAAGAGGAAAAACGGCGCAAAGCACAATTCGATGAATCTTATGAACATCGGTATGAATTGCCTACGCAAAAGCCAGAACCTGCTGCCGAGAAGCCGCTGAATCTGCAAGAGATCCTTTCCGATCCATCGGCTAGAAAAGCTGCAATGTCGGTGCTGACTCCTCAACAGTTATCTCAAATCAATGCAGAACGATTGCAAGCCCGTGAATTGGCTGGTGTGAAGGGTGAGTACGGAGAAGAGCAGCGGAGACGTTTAGCCCAAGAGGAAGAGCAATACAAAGCAATGCTCAAGGATCGTGAATTTAACAGGGCGCTTGCTGTGTTAAGTGGCATGGGTCGTGGCGGTCTGGGTGGTGCAGCCCCTGCTTATTTGCAGTCACAAGCGGCTGAGCAATCTGCGGACATTGCGCAGAAGCGCCGTATGAATGAGTTGTATGGTGGCCTTGACAAAGCGCAGCGTGAAGAGGCAATGGGTGCTGCTACCGGCATGACAACTGAGCAAGCTCGGCAAAGGAATTTGGCTGGTACTGTTGGCGGTACGATGTACTCCGCACAAACGCAAGGTCTTGCCGCCTTGGAGGCTGAAGATCGCAGAACAAAGAGCGAGGCTGAACGTCAAAGACTTTTGCTTGCATCTAACGAGAGAATTGCGCAGCTAAGCAAAGACACGCAAGAAAGAATTGCGCGTCTTGATCGTGATTTACGCGCAAGGCTGCACAGCACACCATCGGCAACGCTTGAGTCAGAGATGATTGGTTCTTATATGACAGAAGGCTTAAGCAGGACTGAAGCTTACGAAAGAATTCAGGCTCTTAGGGGCGGATCTAGAGGTGCTTTAACGCAAGATCAAGCTGTTGACAATGTGCAAAAGTTCCTTGAAAGCCCGCTTGGTATGCAGCAAATGACGCAGGAGAAAAAGAAAGCAGAGCAAGCCGGTGTTCCCTTTGATGCCAAAGCCTTCAGAGATAAATTGATTCAAGAGGAAATGGGTAAATCTAGCCGTCCAGGCGGTGCTGCTGGTAAAGTAGACACATCCAATCCCTTGCTGAAGTAAGCCATGCCCACTTTACAAGAAGTCCTTGCTGACCCAAACTATGTAAATGCAAACTTTGCTACCAAGCAAGCCATTTTCAATAAGTATGCGTCACAGGACACCAACTACTCCCAGGCCAATGATGCAACCCGCTTTGCCATCCGGCAAAAGTATGGGGTAGAAACACCCGTAGCCCAGGAAACGCCTACGGCCAAACCTATTCCTCAAAGGACATACGGCGAAGCTGCCAAGGACGTAGGCGGCAAGTTTGTTTCTGGCATTGGGTCGTTGGTACAGTTACCGGGCCAGTTGTATGGCTTGGCTACTGGAGACTTCTCTAAAACTGGTCTGTTAGGGGCCGGTGAGGACATTAAGAAGTACGGAGAAGAGATGCTGTCTCCGGCGCTTAAGGCTAAAGAAGAAGCCAGGGCGCAGAAAGTACAAGAAGCTGAGAAGACTGGGCAGATTGCTGCTGGTGCTACAGCGTTTGGTGAGACTATCAAAGACCCAGCCTTGCTCGTTGGGTTCTTGGTGGAACAAATTCCACAGATTATCCCTGCCTTATTAACAGGTGGCGGTACTGCTGCACTTACTGCAGCCGGTATTACTGCACGGGAGGCCGCTGCATTGGTGGCAAGTGGCGCTGCCAAAGAGGCGGCTCAGACTGCGGCTAAGCAGATCGCTGCCAAGAAGGCTGGTGAGCTTGGTGTTAAGGCTGCTGTTGGTACCGGTGCTGTGCAGCAAGGCGCTGATATAGGTGCCGGTGCATATGAAAACATCTACAAAGAAGCGATAGCTCAGGGTATGTCTGAGCCTGAAGCTGCTCAGAAAGCTTTGGGATTAGCGCGGGCTGCTGGTGCATCTGGTGCTTTGATCTCACTGTTGGCCCAGAGACTTCCCGGCGCACGCACCTTGGAAGAAGCATTTGCTGGCGTACCTGGGAAAACTGGTCGCATTCTGGGTGCTGGTAAGGGTGCTTTGGGTGAGTCCGTAAGCGAGATGGCTGAAGAGGGTGGCGGTAAATTCACCCAGAATTTAGCTATGCGTGAGGTCAATCCTGAGCAGGATCTGCTTGCTGGTGTTGGTCAAGCTGCTGGTATGGCTGCTATTGGTGGCGGTGGCATGGGTGCCATTGCTGGTGCAGCACGGCGTCCCGGCACCAAGGTGGAAACGTTACCACCCGTTACGGGAACGGGGAACCCTCCTACAGACAGTCCAGTTGTAGGCACAACCACGGTAAATGTTGGCGGCAAAGATAGCGTAAAAGTTAATAAAGCGGATGGAAGTAGCGATATTGATGGCGTCCAAGTCACGCCGCCCACAGAAACGGCACCGGGCGAACCTGCTGCCGTGGAAACGTTACCACCTGCCGATCAAGGTGTACCCCCTCCAGCCGAGATCCCTGGTGCGCCTACCGGTGTGGAAACGTTACCACCTGCGGAAGCACCTCCTGCCGCTACACCTCCTGCGCCGGAGGCTGTTGCGCCTATGGAGCCAGAAGCGCCTGAGTTTGTTCCCATTGAAACTGAGCAAACCAAGCCCAGGGGCGTGGCAAAGGTTGAATTTACCCCTGAAGAAAAGCAAGAAATAAAAGAGGTGGAAGCCTCGCTGGTTCAGATTAACAAAGAAATAAGAGAAGCTCAGGCTGAAAATGGAAGCCTGTTTAGTATGCTCAAAGGGAAGCTGGTAGAGCGGCCCGGTGCATTTTCACTTTCCGACATTGACAAAAACAAAAAGAGTTTAAAGCAGCTGTATAGCGCAAGTGGGCAGGGTGTTCTATTAGAGGACATGGTGGCCGATGGCGAATTGGATGCGTTTTTGCCGGGTGAAAATCGTGCAGTTATTAACGGGGAACAAAATGAAAACTTTGATGCCCAAGCGGCAATAGAGCATATTGCCGAAAAACTGCGAAACGGCGATTACAGAACCGAATATGCTGCCGCAAAGCTGAAGACTGCTCAAAATCAAAAAGCAGAGATACAGGCGCAGCTTGAAAAATTGAAATCTGTTCCAAGCACAAACTTAGAACTTAGTGAGATCGCTGAGCAGCCAAAAGGTGAGGCCACAGAAGTAAGCTTAAAAGATCTTGAGGATGAAGCTCTTTCTGCTGGCGTAGATGTTGATCGCTTGAGAGAAGAATTAAGCGACAGTATGCCCAGTGCATCTATTGAAGAATTTAAGGGTGCATATCGCAATGCTTTGTTTGCTGCGACAAGCGGTTCGCAGTCATACACCATTGATAACAGCGAATACACCATAGACGAAATTGCAACATACATCAGCGAAGGATTTACCGAAGATGAAATCAACGAACTTATCGCCCAAGCCGAGGCCGACCAAGCAGCAATTGCAAAAGCTGCTCCAATCGCTAAGCCCAGAACAAAGGGTGGCGGTACTAAAAAAATCCCTCCAGAAGAAAAGCCAACAGTAGGCGCAGGTCTTCCCGCAGACTTGCCAGAGCCAAAAGACTTTATAGCAAAGAAATCCTTAGAACAGATTGCCAAAGAAATAAATGGCATGACCGCCACCCAGCTTGCGCAGTGGGCTATTGATAATGCTCCCAACAGTGCAGCCAAAGCAATTGCTGAAAAAGTTTTTGCGCGGGTTAAAGAGTTGGATGAAAGAGGATTCTTTAAAAAACCTGTAAATGTAATGAACAGGGACGATCTTAAATTCAGAGGAAAATTTAGCTACAACATTGGAAAAGACTACCGTTTCGGATATTTCACATTTGCCGGTTTAAAGAATGGCAAAGAACATAGAGGTACAGGCACAAGATATATAACCATATTGCATGAGCTGTTGCATTCGGTTACTTCCGCAACATTAGACCCATCATTCTTGGGTAAAAAAAGCAAAGAAGCTAATGATTTGCAAGTTGTTCTTGATAAAGTCAAGAAACAAATGAAGGCAGATCAAGCTGCTGGTAGAATACATCCCATTCTTGATCGCATCAAGGTTAACAAAACCAATACCGTAAAAGACATTATGGAATTGGTGTCGTGGGGTTTAACAGACCCAGACTTCCAAGACTACTTGTCCAAGGTAAAGGTAGGCAATACCAATGCTTTGACTCGCATGGTTGAGATATTCAGGAAGCTATTGGGCTTGGATGCCCAGTATGAAACTGCTTTGGATACGGTTGTCAGAACTGCCGACACTATTCTTGACACTCCCTTTGAGCAGATTGAAAAAGAGCTTGGCCCCATTGGTACTAAGAAGCCTGCTGCGCCACCCGCCACAACAAAGCCTGCTGCAAATGCTCCTCCCAAGTTGACTGCGCCTAAAGGGTTCAAGTTAAAAGAAGGCCGCAATGAGCAGGTTGTGCTTGCTGCACGAGAGCTAAAGGCTGGAAACATTACCAAGCAACAGTATGATGAGTATGTAAATTACTACACCCCCGTCAGAGAAATACTTGGCGACAAACTAGAAAAGCCAATTAATGATGACTTGATGCGGTTAATTTTGGTAAACAAGATTCCGCAGAAGAAAGATCCTAAGCTTGTTAATGCCTCTATTGCAGACGGCACAAAAGTTGGCTTGCGAATGGACATTCCTGCGCTGGAGTGGGGAAGAGCCAATGGAGTTAATGGCAGCGTAGTGTCTATCCACGAAGGCAAGCCCGCAACCAATGCGGCGGCTGGAAAGAATATCAGCTACAAGTCGGCTGGATTTTTGAAGAATGCTGTGTTTGCCATCCGCTCTGAAGAGAAGGCGTTTGGTATTGCTCAAATGCAAGAGGGGCGTGCGGGACAAAAAGCACCGCAACAGACTATTGAAGGTACTTGGGTCAACATGACGCCAGATGAAATCTTCAAGATGGTCAAAGAAAAGCTGAACGATCCTGCGTGGTCACAGGTCAGCCTTGATCCATTGCGTCATTCATTCTTTTACGATAGATCGAACACCAAGCCTGTTGTGTCAGCCGATGAGGTGTTGCAAGTGGGTCGTTTTGTCTTGGCTAAGAACGTCAAGTATGCGCCTAGAGAAAAGTTTCTTTACGAAGAAGAAAAATCTTCTGAAGAAAGCGTAGGCGACAAAGTAAAAGCCACGGTTTCTACTGCTTTGCAAAGGCGTGAGCCACTGAATCCAGCAGACTTTAAAGGTGTTCCGCAAGAATTCCTTGACAAAGCAAATCCTGTCTATGCGCCTCAGCATAAGACAATCATTCAGCGCCTTGAGGAAATGAAAGACCGCTTCTGGCAGCGGCTTTCGCAAGGTATTGCTGACCAGTTCCGCACCATCAAAGAGTACAGCGAAGACGCCTACATTCTTGCGCGTATGTCCAAGACTGTGGACGGCGCACTTGAAGGTCTGATGTTCTTTGGTCAAGTATTCAATGACGGTGGCGCACTGAATATTAAACAAGGCACCAAGGGGATGATTGACATTCTCAAGCCGTTAGGTAGCGAAGTTGGCCGCTATCAGATGTGGATTGCCCTGAACCGCGAGGCAGATTTACCGCCAGAAAAACGTACTGTATTTATTGACAAGAAGACGGGCGAAGATGTAATGCCCTATTTGGTTACAAATAGGAACACTCTTATTGATGGGGATCTTGACGGCAAGCCCCGTGAGCAGGTCTATAAAGCTGTGCGCATAGAGATGAACAAGCTGAACCGTTCTGTGCTGAAGGTTGCGCTGGACTCTGGGTTAATTGACTCCACGGCCAATGCAATTGACCGGCTGCGTGAGCGCATCAATGTTGCTCAGAACAATGAAAACTTGTCTGACGCCAAGAGAGAAAAAGAGATTGAAGAGCTTGAAGGCCAGATTGAGGAGTTGAAGAATAACCCAATCGGCTATGAGCGGTTCATTGAGGACATTAACTACATCCCGTTCTATCGTGAAATGGAAGATGGTGACGTTTCCAAGGTAATGACCGCTACCGGCTTGTCAAACCAGCACTTCTCCAAGGCTTTGGAAGGTGGTGTTAGCCCGTTTGCCGATCTGATGGAAAACACTCTGCGTAATTGGAGTCACATCCTGTCTGCTTCTATGAAGAATCAGGCTGCAGCCGCTACGCTGAATGCTGCCGAGAAGCTAGGCGGTGCAGAGCCAAACCTCAAAGTGCCGTACTACATGATTGACGGCAAGGTGTACTACCGCAGCAATGATGAGATGGTTGGCGATGGGTCTGTTCGGTCATGGATGACTGAATCCGGCAAGGGCACAGTCAAGGCGATGGTCGATGGTCAGCCTGTGTATTACCAAGTGCTTGATCCTTTGCTGCTGGATTCAATTACTTCCATTGGGTACATGGGGCCAAAGTCTAAGTTCCTGGATGTGGCTAGGGGATTCAAGAATGTCCTCCAGTTTGGCGTGACTATCTCTCCTGCGTTCAAGATCCGCAACTTGTTCCGTGACTCTATCTCTGCGATGGCTGTCAGTGACCTAAAGAAGAATCCATTTGCTAACGTGGTCAACGGCTGGGCTTTGAGCAACAAGGACAATCCTGCCCATATGTCTGCCTTGGCTGGTGGTGCTTTGTTTAACTTTGGCTCCATTGTTGAGGGAGATCAGGCTGCGCTGGTGAAGCGGCTGATCAAGATGGGCGTCAAAGAAGAACACATTCTGGATACGCCCGCAAAGATTAAGAACCAACTTAAAAAGGCGTGGGACAAGTACCAAGAATTTGGTAACAAGTCTGAATCTGCAAACCGCATGGCGCTGTATCAACAGATGAAAGACAAGGGCTACGGGCACTTGGAGGCTTCCTACTACGCCAGAGACTTGCTTGATTTCTCTATGCAAGGTTCATGGCCTGCCTTCCGCCTGCTGACCCAGGTAATTCCATTCTTGAATGCTCGTACACAAGGTCTGTATAAGCTGGGCAGGGATGGTATCAATCCTACTGTGCGGGTGTTCTATAACTCCATTACTGGTAAGCCAATTGAGCAGACAGATAAGCAAAAAGCTGAGTCCTTTGGAATCGTTACCGGCGCTGTCTGCCTTGCTTCGCTTGCTCTGTACTTTGCATTCAAGGACGATGAAGAGTTTAAAAAGCGGGATGAGTGGGATCGGGATAACTTCTGGTGGTTCAAGCTGCCTGGGATGGAATATGCCCTGCGTATCCCCAAGCCATTTGAGATTGGTGCATTTGGTACGTTGGTTGAGCGCACAGCAGAACAAATCTTTGACCAAGGCTCAGAGGGCAAGCAGTTTGAGCAATCATTGAAGCGCATGATCACAGACACCTTTGCGGTTAACCTGCCGCAATTCTTCAAACCGCTGGTGGATCTGTATGCAAACAAAGATTCATTCACTGGTGCGCCGATTGAATCTGCTGGCATGGAGCGTCTGTCCAAGCAAGAGCGTGCCACTGACACGACAAGCCCCTTGGCTATTGCCCTGGGTGGTTTGACCAAGGTAATGGTTCCAGGCGAGGGGCTATCCCCTGTGCAGGTGGACTACGCCATCAAGGCTTACTTTGGCTGGCTGGGCGGCACGATTGCTGAGACATCGCACTATGCGGTCATGCCGTTCAAAGATGGCGCATATCCTGATACCAAGTGGGTGGACAAGGTGAGTGTTGGATTTATCAAGTCATTGCCATCAAACCAATCCAAGTACGCCACTGCTTTCTATGAGAACAACAAAGAGATCAGTCAGGCGTATGCTGATATGCGGCACTATGCAGAGATCGGGGATTCCGCTAAGGTACTCAAGATTCTTGAAGAGAAGCAAGACAAGATTGGACTCGCCAAGTTCTATGACAAGACGGCAAAGAACATGGCTAAGGTCAGATTGCAGATCCGCATGATCACCAATGACACCTCTATGGACGGTGCCACCAAGCGTGAAGAGATTGACCGCTTGAAGTCGCTGATCTCAATGATGGCTGAGCAGGCAGAAGATACCCGCAAAGCAATGAAGTAGTGGAAACGTTACCACTAATCCCCGCAGAAGCAGGCAATGGCCTCCTCTGTGGGGTCGAATAGATTGCTTTGCGCCTTGGAGTAATCAAGCATGGCGGCGTATCCAGGGCGGTCAGTCCGAAACTTGTCGCCATCTCTAATCTTTGGCTCTGTAATTGACGCCTCTATGTTGGCCCACCACGTTGCCCTGCTTGGCTTTTCCGCAATCAATGAAAAGATTTGCGATGCGCCCTTGAGAAAGCACAGGTCGCAATTGCCGTGATAGGTAATGCCATTGATATTTGGAAGGCCAAGATCAAACGGCTGCGCTTGCCAAAACTTGCTGATGTCTTCTTTGGTTATCCCGTCATCTGCTAGCGGCATATACCTTGTTACGCCCTTGCGTCCGTCAGATGGGTTGGCCCGTATCTTTGCAACCCGGCGCTGCTCATCGGCTCGGATGCCAATAAGGTTGTCCCATTCTGTCCAGCCGTTGGCCTTCAAGTATCTTTCAAAGGTCAGGATCTTGAGGTCAACCGTGCAGAACCGTGCTATTGGGTTTGGCAGGTAGCCCTTCTTCTTTACAAGCGCCTCAAACGGCTCCCCATTTCTGCTGGCGGTTTCGTATGTGACCACCTCAAACGGCGGATCAGCATCCCTGTACTCAAGCCATGTGATGGGTACATTCCAGTTTGTTTCTATGTCATGGCAGAAGCGTAACGTAGCGTCATCTTCCTTGCCAGTGTTGGCAAACAGGATCACCGCATCCTCTGGAAGACCATTGTTTTCTTGCAGAACACGCCACAACAAATACGCAGACGTTCTACCTCCGCTAAACGATATGCAGGTGGGAACATCTATTTTGTATGGGTTCATTGTGTTTCCAACAGCCTTTGAATGGTAACGTTTAGGGCGTCAAGCTCTTCCATTTTCTTGATCTTCCACATTCTTTTCTGCCCGTGCCACCCCATCATAGAACCCTGGTGGCAGTCTTTGCATAGGGCCACTACGCAATACTGCAACGATTGTTCTATGTGGTGAGCATCGGAGGGTGCTGGCGCATCACAGACAGAGCAAGGAAGCATCTTCACTCTGCCTATGTGCGCCTTCTGCTTGGCGGTTAGATTGTTATTCAATCTTGTTCTTCTCGTGCGCCGTCCATATCTTGGTCTTGACCAGATCATCGATGATGCTATCGACAAGCCGATCAATTCCCTCGTATTGCCTGTGCAGCAGTTTGTCATTGAGCATTCTCATGCTCATCTCTGCCCGCAGCAGGTAACTAGCCCAGTCGTTGAAGTCGTTCATTTCGTTCCTTTATCATGTCTTCTGCCATGTCATAGGCGGTTGCTGCAAAGTCAGGCATGGTCATACCTGTCTCGCTGACCAAGGCTTGCATTACCTTGGCCGCAAAGTAATCCATCAGCAACATACCCTCATCGTACCCCTCAGAGATGGGTGCCATCTGCCGCCAGTTGTTGGTGGGGAATGCACTCTTCATATTCTCTTACCTCGTTCTTTCATCATGGCCTCGGCCCTATCAAAAGAATGCTTTGCTGCATCTTCATCTGCGGCAAACTCATTGTTTATTAGAGCAAAGGCTGCATACCAATCAAGCATTGTGATTTCTTGAATGGACACAGGCTCAACTTTGGAAACAAGGGACTCAATCCCTTCAGACTTTTTTCTTGCCATTCTTGACTCCTACGGATTGATTAAGAATCATGGCCTCAATCTGCTTGGAAAGAATGTCAGCAATGGACTCTCCGTCTATGGAGATGCTGCTGGCTCTTTCGTTGTCTTTGATGACGGCGATGGCATCTCGCAGCCCCTTGTTATAGCCACCATTGAATACATCATCTCCTTCTACGATCAATGTGATGGCGTCCCGAACCAGTGCCGTTGCTTTGCGCTGCCCTGCTGCCGCTTTCAGTTTCAAATAGATGTCCTCTCTCAGATGCACTGAGTAAGGTACTAGCCGTTTCGTTTCCATGCTTTGAATTCCTCGTTGATATTTAATAAAGTCTTTGCGGCTTCTGGATTTGTTTTGAGTTCTGCGCGGGATTTAACGCCCAACTCAGATCTCAACCAATCCGTTGCCACTGTTGCATTGGGTACTTCAATGAACCCCAGGCCAAATAACCAGTCGTGAAACCTCTGGTCGTTGCATAAGATTCCAGCAAGCTGCACCACATCTTTTGGCAGGTCTTGCTCCCTGTTCATAGGTTTCTCTTCGCCGTTCAAGCGAACCATTACCACCTGATACCTAGCCCCAACAAAGTCACGCATGACCTCATTAGGGATCTCATCTGGGTGAATGGACAGGGTAAGTACATACCCAGTCTTGTCTTGTTTAATGGCTACCTTGACGGCCTCAAACTGACTTGTCTTCATGGTCAGAAGGCCTCTCTCAGTTCTTTGTGCCGTTGCTTATGGCACGGCTGGCAGAGCCACATAACTTCCAAAGGCTTGTCATAGTCCTCGTGATGAGCGACCGATTTTGTTTCTCCGCACCTGATACATGAATCTCGTACCATTGTCCCGGCGCGTAAAGCCTGGGCAACGGCGCTATGAGCGGCGTACCTTCTTTTATCCTCAAGCCGCCAAATACGTGTGACTTCCGCTGTCGCCTTAATGCGCTCTGGGATTTTTCCCCTCTCCCGGTCATAGGCACGGATCCTCTCAATATTCTTATTCCTGTTGGCTGTAACATCATTTTTGTTGCACTCCTTGCATTTGTTTACATGACCGTCAGCCATCATTGAATGTTTGTAAAACTCCTCTAATGGCTTAACGGCTTTGCACTTAAAACATTCTTTAGAACGAACCATGTTGTACTCCTGTGCTGGTAATACAACCATTATAGACCCGTTCTAATTAAAAGGTATGTCTTGGTCATCAATAACCTGCTGCCGTGGCTTCTCCTGGCGTGGCGGGACATATGGGTTGTCCTTTGGCTTGGGCTTGTAGTTGTTCCAAGACATACGAAACCATTCGCCGTATTGGCCGCTCATCTTCCACGCCCCCAGCTTGATCACGATGTCATCGGAATCTGTTTCTTCCAGCAGTGTGCGCAGCGCAGACCTGTCCATAGTCAACTCGCCCACCATGTCGGGCTTGTTGGGTGCGTCCTTGTACCTGTTTGCCGATAGTTTTCCAGAATTAGGGTACTGTGCCATTGCTTTCCTCCTTCAGTTCGTCTTTGCGTTTCTTGAAATCGCCCAGGATGGCGACATGATCCTCTTCGGATTCTGCTTTCAGGCGATCAAAGATCACCCGATTAACCTTGAAGATGTCCAACACATCTTTCTCTGACTTGGCCTGACGCAGTGCCATGCGTGTAGCCTCGACAACAATGTTTAGCCAATCTTGCAGACCTGCTGATTCATCTGTTGTGATTGAAAGCTGCCAGGGGCTATCCGCTCCGGCGATCTTTGCTGGTGGCTTGACCTTGACCTTCACCGGCTCTGGCTTTTCCTCTTGCTTCTCAGCGTCCACCGCATCAGACTCAACGATCTCCATCGCCATTAACCACAGGTAACGGCGCAAGTAGGTATGAGTGCTACCCAGCATTTGAATGGGCTGGCCCTTGGCGGCTTCTGCATACACGATGGGTGTAGAAAATTCAATCTTGCCATCACTCTCGGCGTCATAGATTGTTAGGGTTGCTGTCTCTCCAAACGTCACTACGCCACACAATCCAACTGCGTCAAACAGTTTGTGGACTGTAGGAATGAAGTCGCCCAGTTCGTAATAAAACCAGCCGCCATAGCTGTTGTGTCCCGTCTTCTTGAGGTTGGCTTTTGAAAGCTCATGTCTTGCTGCTTGCAGCTTTTTATACACTGTCATTTTTTTCCTTCAGATATTTTTGGTATTGAGAACAGAAGCCGCTGACCTGACAATACTTCTCGCAGCGTGTGCGTTCGCCCGGTCTGACTTCAATTGCATAGCCCTTAAGCTGGCCCAGTGAAGCTTGTGCCTCCTCCAGTGTCTTGTGAACACTCTTGGCACGTACACCATCAATCTTTTTGACGGCATAGGTTGTTTGCTTTTCCCACATCTCCTCTGGTGTGCAGTCGGTGATCTCGCCTTGAGTCTCGCTTTCAAAGTAAGCGTGGCTGTGCAGGTTGATCCTGTCTTTAACATACGCCTCTCGCTGCTCAAACGACCATAGAGGAATGTCAATCGTGGCGATGGGGGATGATGGGTAGTTTTCTTTAGCGGTGTCTCTAGCGACCCAATCACGCACGATGGCAATGATCTGGAGTTTCTTGACAGGCTTGTTCTTTACCTTCTCCACCAGCCATGCGTAAACGTTTAGCTGGTTGTGCCAATCTTGTTTCTCGTTCATCACTGACCATGCGCCTGTCACCTTGTAGTCGGAGATGATGATTCCATCGTCTTCAACTTCTTGTAGGTCAATCGCACCGCTCAGCTTCCATCCATCGAATTCAGTGAAGATGCGTTCTTCAACAACGTGGTGGGTGTCCTTACCATGCTCCAAGATGTTGTGAACGGCAGAGCCGAACAGTGACCAGACCATCTCACTGGCATCAGTCTCAATCTCATCCCAATGCTTGCGCTTGAGTTGAACGATACGAGGGCTGTTGAGCAATTCTGTCGCTGATATGTTTGCAGCCCCCTTGCTGTAGGTGGGCCGATGTATAACGTTAACGAACGTCTGTGGCAGTCCAAATTTGTTTGTGAGTTTCATGTTTCTCCTGTCTGTTGGTTGAGCGTGTAATGTACCTGATGAATTGTGTGGTGTCAACAGGTGTGTTATAACTGGTATAAATTAACTTCCCTGGAAACGTTACCACATGAATTTACCGCTAATTTCCGTGATGATGATTGCCTACAACAACGTGCAATTCATCAAAGCTGCCATCGAAAGTGTCCAGGCGCAGACCTATCCCAACTGGGAATTGGTGATCAATGATGACTGCTCTACCGATGGCACCTATGAATTGGCCCAAAAGCTAGCAGAAAAAGATGAACGAATAAGGGTTTACCAGAATGAACGGAACCTGAAGACCCCAGGGAACAGGGCTGCTGCGATGGCCCATATCAGGGGGGATTTCGTTGGGCACCTGGACACGGACGATATGCTGTACCCCCATGCCCTGG